TGGGCTACGATGGTCAGCTTATGGCTTTCAATCCTAATAGCTCAGGGTTCGATTCCCTGGTAGCCTATTGATTTTAAGAGGGTGAGTGTGTATTTAGTAACTTGTGAATGTGGCAGCAAGTATTATCTTAAAGAAGATAATCACTATTCTTATACATTTGAATGCTATGATTGTAGATTTCCTATTATTCATAACTATTCAGAGGAGACTGGTCATGAGGTGAATGTTCAATTAGAGGTCCTCCATCATTATAAGTATTTAAAATACTATGAATTTAAATCTTATGATGAAGGAATTGATATGAGACACGAAATCAAGTTCTTGAAAGTAAAACTGAAATCTCTAGCAGAAGAGGCTAGGATTATTAGGAAAGAAGAATTACGAACATTTGATAATGAACTAAGAGAAAAGCTATATTTACACAGAACCTGGACGGTGAGAATCGAGGCAAGAGCAACTTTGTTAGCATATTGCTTTCTCAGAGGTAAATCTTATCTAGATGTAGAACAATCTAGCCATAGTATACCTAATTGGGATAAAGTAGAGGCTATGATTAAGAAATATGCTACATCTGAATTACCTAGATTAACAGAGTGGAAGAAAGTAGACAAGACTAGCATAGCAGCATAAGTGTAACTAAGTTTAGCCTCATCCTGGTATCAGGATCGGATACCGGTAGATATTTAGAAATAGAGTGGCAAAGAAGCTGAGCCAGCGAAGACATGGCGCTATCACGGGGATCCTAGAAATAGGTGAAAGTGACAGTGGAGTTACTATATTTACTAAATAATCTAGTTGCTAACGATAGAATATAAACATGTTCAGATGTTTATATAGCACGATAGTGCATCTATATGAGGCTTTTTAGTTAGTATTTAGCAGTGATTTATGATTTTAACACGCTCTATCTTGTGAGCGAAAACGAAGCTTATATAAGTCTATGGCAATAATTAAATCTCAGAGAATTTATGATCTCGAGGCTCTAATAACTAATGCAGCCCAACAATACTACTTAGGAGAAGCTACTGTATCAGATGAGCAGTTTGATATGTGGGTAGATGAATTGAAACTGCTTAATCCTACAAATTCTCTCCTCAGTGTTGTAGGGTGGGGTCATAAAGTATACGGCGATAAAATCAAATTGCCATGTGAAATCAAACATTCACTAGATAAATACTTTAATTCAATTGACATTAATAATGCATTAAATAACACTACTCAGATAGTTATCACTCCGAAGCTTGATGGGCTTAGTGCGCTATTACAGTATGATGATAATGGCTATCTTATCTTGGCATGTACTAGAGGAGATGGAATCTACGGAGTAGATATTACTCAAAAGATTATTCATCTTCATAGCTCCGCAGAATTAATGAGAGGACCATTTAATACTGTGGTAAGAGGTGAATTGGTGATTTCAAAGTCATCATTCACTAATTTAGCAGGATATGCAAATCCTAGAAATGCAGCTGCAGGAATAATTAATTCTAAGTCATTTGATAATCTTAATTTAGTAGAGTTCATTTCTCATGATTTCCATGATGGATTTTATGGGAGAGTAGTAGATCATCATAGCGTAGATTTGCAATTGAATGATGATGACTTATCAAATCTCTATAATAAATTTAAATCTCAAGAATATCCCTATCAAGTAGACGGCCTAGTACTCTTTCCAGTATTTGATACCAATAATAAAATAGCCTATAAAGGTAAGACTGATAGAGTTGTAGGTACAGTAAAGAAAGTACACTGGAATCTGAGTGATACTCTGCAATTAGTGCCTGTAGTTGAGTTGGAAGAGAGATTCACTTTATATGGTACTTCTGTTGGGGACTCTATTAGTGCATTCAATGCAGGATATGTGAGAGACGAAGGTATTGGTCCTGGATCTCTGGTGGAAGTTACAAAGGCTAATGAAATTATTCCCTATATCACGAAAATAGTCTCACGTTCTTCGCCAGAGATCCCTTCTATATGGGATGAACATCCTACTTATTGGGATGGATGTCGACTATTTGTAAAGAATGATCATAAAGAACTAGAACAGAGAATCAATAGATTCTTAAGTACTTATTTCACTACTGAAGGCGCGGTAGATGTAGATAAATTACGAAAAGCATTTAATATCTCAGCATTTATAGATATTTATAATATTCTTAATCTTGATCCTGAAGTAAGTACAGGAGTAATGAGAGGACGTCTCTTTAATTATAAAGAAAATAATCAGAGATTTACTTCTCCTCAAGTAGAATCTATTATTCCGCTATTTAACAAAGATCGTACTCTAGATAGTAAGTGGTTTCTATATTCTCTTGGATTAAGAAATGTAGGAGAATCTCTTAGTAATAGAGCTGCAAATTATCTGGATCTTATCGATAAGAATGATTTAGATGTAGGATTATATGCAAGAGATAATTTCATTAGAGCAATAAATGCTCCAAGTCATTCTGCTGAATCTATTAGAAATAATTGGAATTTTATTGTTAAAATATATAATCTATTTGAAAATAGATTAGTAAAGGTAGAAAGCAGACCAGAAGAAATTCTTATTAAAGAATATGTTGTACTTACTGGATCTATGAGTAAGAAACGTAGTGAAATTGTAAAGGAATTAAGTAGTGTTGGAGTTGGTGTATTGGACGGAATTTCTCCTCAAGTTAAGTATCTTGTTCAATCTGATCCATCTAGCCAATCTTCGAAATCTAAAGCAGCAAAATCTATGAATATAGCTGTAATTAGCGAATTCGATATGCGCAAAATCTATGGATTGCCCTGAGTGTGGTAGTTTTGAATTAGAAGACTTAGATAAATTCTATTTCAAATGCCTAATATGCGGAAACTATTTTCAGTATAGTTATTCAGATATACCACAAGAAATCAATAATCAAAATTTAAAGAAAGAATATTCATTTGAAGAAGAAATCGAAGATACTGAAGAGAGATATAATTAAAGAAATAGCTAAATCTATAGATTTACCTGAATATAAAATAGAAGAAGTAGTAAATGAATTTATATCTGAAATAGCAGGAAATCTATCCGAGGGTATTGATGTAGAGATAAGTAAATTTGGTAAATTCTCAATATCTGGAGGGTACGAGAAGCCTGTATATAATATTAATAATAAAACTACAGAAATATCTAAAATAAGCAAATCAGCGAAATTTTATAGTGCTTCAGCTTTACTTAGACTATTAAATTCATGAGAGTTATAGGTAAATTCAAAGACTTAGGTAAGAGTCTTGGTACATCTTCTAGTGGCTTAGAAGAAGTATATTTATGCCCATATTGTATCACAGTTATTGGCAAGCCAGATACTTCTGGTAAGTTATATTATAATAAGAAAAAGAGAGTGGGCCACTGCTTCAAGTGCGACTCACTAGTATTTAATACTGAAATACCTGATATTAGTGAATTAGCTGAAGAGTGGCTAAGTATACTATCCCCCACTCAAGCTGAAGATTCCACAGACAGCACTAGTCTATTTGATCTATCGTGGACTAAGCCAGTATCAGAAATACCTCAAGTATATGAATATCTAATAAACAGAAATATAAATGATCAGTTAATAGATAGGTATAATTTACTAGCCACAGATTTTCCTATACTAGGTGTGGTGATTCCTAATGTTATGACTGGTAAATACACGGATTACTATCAGATAAGAGATATTAAACAAGATTCTTATATTAAATATAGAAATCCTGTATCGACATCCAAACCAGTATACGGAATAGGTTTTATAGGGGATAATAAATCTATTATTATAACTGAGGGTGTATTTTCTGCTATATCCGCTTCTAGAATACCTGGATGCGCTGGATTAGCTACATATGGAAAATCATTAAAATTAGATCAATTAAATCAGATAAAGTCTCTTAACAGTGTAGATAATATCTATGTAATGTATGATGGTGGAACACTCGGCCCAACCATTAAAGCAGCAAATATGCTACTAAAGACTGGCAGGGATGTTTATGTGACTTTGTTGCCATGGTCTAAAGATCCTAATGAATTAAGTGATGAGGGCATTAGAATCTGCTTTGACACTAATACATATAAGTACCAATCTCCAGATTATGGTAATTTGTTGTGGAAAATATATAATTATAATAGTAGTAAATACACATCAAAACTTTATCAGTGGAGATCTCTAATTAAAACACTAAATATGGAAAATAGTATATGAATATAAGTCTAGGTAATGTGTTAATCGTAACGGCACATCCAGATGATGCAGAAATTAATGCTGGAGGACTGATTTCTAAGATTAGTAGAGAAAATAACTCTCCATCAATAATGATTATGACTCATAATCTCTCTTATAGATTTATTGAATCACAGCAAGCATTAAATATTCTGCTAAATTCAAGTGATGAGACGCATTCTCATAATAAAATTTACCATAAAGATTATCAAGATACACAACTTTACTTATTTCTAACTGAGATGATAAAAGATATAGATAATTTAGTAAAAAATAATAATATAAATACTATTATTACTCATCATCCATCTGATTCTCATCAAGATCACAATGCAGTATGTAGAGCAGTATGTGCGTCCTCTAGATTGATAAACAATTTAATATTCTTTAAGCCCACTGCTCCCAGTACTATGAGTTTAGGAGTATTTACTCCTAATCTTATAGTGCCTCTAGACAAGTCTCATATCTCTCTGAAAATAGATTCATTAAAATATCATAAATCACAGATAGATAAATATGGTAGTGATATATGGCTAGAGAGAATAATGGAAATCAGTAAAGCTGACGCCTGGACTCATGGAAGATTTCATGGATATGCTGAAGTATATGAAATTAGTAGGATAAGAATATGACAATAGTAGCAGTACATCAACCTAACTTCTTACCATGGTCCGGATTCTTTGCCAAGTATAATTTATCTGATAAATTCGTAATATTTGATGGTATACAGCCACCAAATAGAGGATTTTTGACTAGAACTAGAATAGGAGAAAAAGCAGATAAATGGCTATCGTGTCCAGTTACATTAAAGCATAATATCAATATTATACAGAATTTATATGTAGTAGATCTAAATAAAACTCTGAAGAAATTATCTGAAACTATTAGGCATAATTACTCAGTAAAAAAGTATCCATATGCTAAGCGATTATTCCCCCTAATATCCTTTCTAAATAATCCACCAGAACATGTATTAACAGGCAAGTTTTCAGCATTATCAATATCTGCTATTTATTGTTTACTACATATCTTAGAAATGGATTCTTCTAAATTAGTAGTAGATTCCTCTATTACACAAGAAGACCCAACAAGTAGATTAATAAATATCACTAAAAATCAAGGGGGAAATGTGTATTTATCTGGGTCTGATGGTAAGAAGTACATAGATTCTTCAAAATTGCCAGATGATATATTTATATCATATCAAGATATATCTCTTATAAATTATGGTGGCAGTATTTTAGAAATCATTTGTAGGGAATCTGATCCTAGTCAGTATATCAACGAAATCAGTAGGATTCAATAATGAACAATAGTGAATTTGAAAAGTCTCTGTTTAATGATTTAGCAGCTAAGCATGGCAAGAATTCTAAGTCACTCAATTATGGAAGTGAACAATCTAAAATAATTAGATCTATCAAGGCATCAGAAATCATTCATGATATGATAAGGTCTCACAGTTTAAAATCCACTATTTTAGATATAGGATGTGGATTTTGTGATTTGTTTTCTGAATTAGAAAAATTAATTGAAATAGATCACTATACAGGAGTAGATATAGCACAAAATGTTATTGATTTAATAGATAAAGACATAACTACTGATGAGAGAGTTACTATTATCTGCGGTGACTACTTTAATATGATAGATTTAGGCAATATGGATATAGTAGCTAATATTGGGGCACTAAATTACGATCATAATTTAGACTCAGTAGTAGAAAAAATTACCAAGATGTATAATAGTTCTAATATTGGAACAGTATTTACTCTATCATCCTCTATACAGCCAGTAGACGAGAGGGGATCAGTAGCATATTGGGATCCTGCTGAAATAGTTAAATTAATGTTTCATATTACTCCTTACGTAAGATTAGATCACGATTATCTTAAGAGAGAGATGTTAATATCTCTAACTAAGAATGCTACTGTATGAAAATATTAATAATGGGCAATGTTTTTAATCCACTAGAGTTTGATAATTACAAAAGTGGAATGGAAACATTTACTATAAATACATATAAAGCCCTAGTTCATAGCGGCCATGATGTATATTTATCTGGACCTTCGGATTCTGTTATAAAAGATAGATTTATACCTTGGCCTGCTGCTAGTAAGTACAGTAAGCTTCTATATGATCCTACTATAAAGTACTTCAATCCAACAGAAAATTATCATAAATACCTTACAGATATTAAGAGTCTGAATCCAGATTTAATATTATCTAGTACTGGCAGTATTAGAGCATTGAGATACATAGCTAGTCTTGATTATCCTACAATATACTTTGCTCACTCATATATTATATGGAAATATGATAGTTTATTTTATAAGTATATTTTAGACATTAAATCTAAACACAGTAATTTTAAAGTAGCTGCTGTTTCTTCATTTGTTAAAGATAATATTAATTCAGTATTATCCGATGTAGTAGATTGTACTATTGTCCCGTCTTATGTTCCAGTATCTACTGATATAAGCGATAGTAGATATAGTAATTCTGTAATATATACGGGCAGGATATCCAGAGATAAAGAAATAGAAAATCTAGTAAATATATTTAAGAATACTGAATTTAATCTTACTATAATAGGAGAACCGTCGAAATTTCCTATAATAGAGTCTAAATGGTTTAGTGATATTATTTTGCCTATTATTAATTCTTCTAGCAATATAAATATTATTACAAGTAATATATCTCATGAACTACTATACAAAGAACTATCTAGGCATTCAGTATATGTGTCTCCAGCAGTAGGAGAATCCATAGGATATTCATCTCTAGAAGCACTAAGTGTTGGTACTCCAGTAATATCTCATTATAAGAAAATACGTTCAGGATTATGTGATTTTATAGAAGATGGATTTAATGGATATAATATTGATTCTTATAGAAATAGATTTACGAGTATAAAAGACAAATTCTTACATGCAGCATATTTGTGCAATAAATTAGATAATTCTAAAATAAAAGAAGATTTTTCGATAAAATATTCTGCTAAAAAATATTCAAATTCTATAATTAATTTAGCAGATAAGCTATTTTCTATCAACATCGCCAGAGAAAATATACCAGTTGATACACGTGGCATGGGCGCTATAAGCGCTTCTTAACATAAGGCCGGGCAAGGCCCGAGGCCCATTATTACAACGCTATAAGATTTAAGAGATTTGTATGAAAATTATGATTACTGGATCTGAAGGATATATAGGCAGAGTCGTATATCATAATATAAAGAATTATTTACGCGATATAAACATTACCTGTGTAGATTTTGATTCAACAATAAAGCCTAGAGTAGATTTAATACAAGATGATATTTGTAATATTACAAATAAGAGATATGATGTACTTATTCATCTAGCAGCTGCAGCATCTACTACTGAAGGAGAAGAGATATCACACTATTATTATAATAATAACTGTTCAAAATATCATGAATTGCTGAAATCTAATGAATTTAAGTCAGTTATATATGCATCATCCTATGCTATATATGATGATAACGGGGAAATTAATCCTCAAATGGTTTATGGAGATACTAAACTAGTTGGTGAATATATAACTAAAAGATATACTGATAATCATACTATTCTTAGATTTGCTAATCCAGTAGGGGCATATGAATATCACAGAGAGATTATCAATAAACTAACTTCTGGATATCCTAATGTATTTTGGTCTATGGCTAGGGCTGAAGTATTTAATGATATATTTCATATACATAATCTACCAGGTATGATGCGATCTTTCTATCCAGTAGATTGGATATTAACTGCTATAGTGAAATCTATAGAAAATAGTATATTTGGAACATATAATATTGCTCCAATAACTGATATAGAAGTTATTCCATTTCTAATAACACTATGTAATAAACATCATATTAAATATGATATGATTAATCCACCTGTAGGAGTAACTATAGGTGGAAAAGTAAATAATATAAGGTATCATCCTAGTATAGAATCTAATCAAAAACAACTAGATAGTGAGCATATTCTTAAATTATTTGACAATTATATATCTATTTTGTCAGATGTCTGAATTTCTTCCTTATAAAGAATTTATATATAAACAGACTAGAGAGTATTTAATTGAAGTCTGTAACCATAATAAATGGGTAATAGTGGCAGTATCTAAGCAACTTAAAATTAATAGATCTCATTTATATAAGTTACTAAAGAAGCATAATATAGAAATAGAAGGAAGAAAAGAACATGGTAATAAGCTATGGAGAATTTTAGGTAATAAGTTATGAAAATTCTTGTAACTAGCAATGTATATTTCCCACTCCTTAATAGTGGGGCAGTAGGTGGTATAGAAAAATATGCTTCAGATATGTATAAATTACTAACATCTGAAGGGCATTCAGTATTTTTATTGTGTAGTAAGGATTCAGAGATAATAGGCGATACTGTAATACATGGTGATTTTAGTAAAGAATACATAGTAAAGAACAATTTAGGCAGTAGATATTCTACTGGCGAGACTCAATCTGCTATCGAACATTTGAGTAAATCTCATAAATTTGATTTAGTTATTGATAATTTTACTAATTTACCTTTAAATAAGAAAATAGCAAGTTCATTCAATTGCTCTATTATCAAAATGACTCATGTTATTTTATATTTTAGGAATTCGTATGATTATCAAAAATCACTTCTAGATATTGCTAGAAGTAGGAATAACTATCATGTGCTAGCAGTATCAGAATTCTGCAAAAATAGTATCAATGCAGTATTGCCAGACGCTATTTCCGGAGTCTTGAGTCCTAATTATATAAGTGTTGGGGATTTTCAACTATTAAATACACCTTCATACTATGTTTATGTAGGCAGAATAGCCCCAGATAAGCATGTGGATTTTCTTGTTGATGTGTTTAAAGATTGGGATGAAGAATTAATTATTATAGGCAATAAACAGCAAAATACTGGAAGTGAAGATTCATGGTACGACGCTAAAATTAAGCCGTGGCTTTCCAATACTACTGATAGTCAATATACTAAAAATAATATTCATTATATAGGACCTATGTATCCTCCTGATCTCTATTCTATCATGACAAGTAGCATAGCATGCTTAAATGCTAATAATGATGAATCATATCCTTTATCACTATTTGAATCACAGAAATTAGGAATACCAGCCATAACTCTGATATCTAATACTCCACACGGGGCTCAGGAATTTATTATTGAAGACAAAACTGGCTATTCGGCATATACTTACCGCAAGAGATATAATTCGGCTATAGATGCATATCGCACTGCATGTAAAAGAGCTAGGTCTTTAGATAGACAATTTATACACCAACATTTTCAATCTACTTATACTAGTAAAAAGTATATTGAAAATTTATTAGAGTATATTAAATGAAGATAAATTTATTCTACGAATGTGGTAAGAACACAGGTGGATGGGCAGTATATACAGCTCATTTATATCATGCTCTAAAATCTACTGGATGCGAAGTAGAGATACTTAAAGCTGGTATGGGTAGGACTAATAGAAATAAGAGCTTTCAATATGGTCTGCCTATGTCTTACATCAAGAATGTTGATTTGCCAGATCAGTGTAAGGATAGTATTAATCTTATTGTAGCCAGTGATAAGCACTGTGCTGATGATGTGGCATTGCTTATTAATACATATAATGCTAGAATAGTAATTCATGATCCAAATGAACTAAAACATGCAAAATATGATATAAAGAGCATCAAATCGCCTATAGTTATCAGAGAAAGGGTCAGAAATCTAATTCCAGGCAGCATTTTTATCAAGCATCCATATGTTAGGAAATATTCATCAGAACAAAGTTTATCAAAATTAGAAAGACCAGCTCTAGCAGTATGTACATCTAGAATAGATTACGATAAAAATATCCATATGGTATTAGATGCCAATAGATATCTAGCAGCTAAATATTGGAATAAGAGCTATGAGGATGTCTGTGAGGAATTTAGTGATACAAAGCATACTAAACTGCCTCCATCGGATACTCAGTATGAACAATTCTGTATAGAACACGAAAAATTAGTAGAGAAAATGAGCTCTGTACCTATTAATAAAATTATTAGTATAGTAGGATCAGAAAACAATAGACTATATTCTCACTATAAATTCCTAGCTCCTAGAGCATATTTAGAATGGAAACAAGGAATGAGAGGATTTCCATTAGAATTTGGAGCTGGTGCTGAGATGTGTAATACTGCTAGGTTTATGGTGGATATGAGTACCATAAAAAATGATGGGGATGGAACTCAGTATACATTCTTAGAAGCATTTGATGCTGGATCGATATGTGTTTTAAATAAAGATTGGATACGTACTGATTCTGGATTGATGAGACATGGAGTCAATTGCTTAGTGGCCGGATCGGGCAAGGAAGTAGCAGATATCTTGTTAAGTAGTGATAATAATTTAGAAGAAATTAGACAAGAAGCGAATAATATTCTACTAGATCATGAATTTCACAATATTGGTAGACAAGTGTTAAATGAGCTCACAAGAATCTAAAGATAATATAGAATTATTATCTATAAATACAGTAAATAAATCTAGATATATATCTAGATGGTCCGGCCATTTTCTTCATGACAAACCTAATGTGGCTGAACATCATTTTAGAGTAATTCATTGGTGTCTGCTATTACTAGAAGACAAATTATTAGATCACGAATATGATAGCTTAGTAAAACTCATTTTGCTATATGCATCAGTTCATGACTTAGAAGAAGTATTTACTGGGGATATAAGACATGATGTTAAACGACATCCAAACCCAGATTTAAAGAAGATTGTAGATAGTGTCGGTAAATATTACTTATCTAAAGAATATCCTATAGCATCAAAATTGAAGGATACTGCATTTACTCATATAAAGGAAATAGTGAAATTAGCGGATATTCTTGATTGGACATATGATGTTTGTAATGAGTATGCACTAGGTAATAGAGATGCAGATTTGATATCTGCTGCCACTAATATGGCAATTACTGCATTTTCAAAGTTACAAGATACTGAATTTAAACATAAAGCAAGATGTATTCATCAATCTATGCTAGATGAGGTTGGTATATCATGAAGATAGGTATTACAGGGCCAGCTGCATCAGGGAAGACCTCTGTAGCTAAGGCATTTGCTGACAAGTTTGGTATAAACTACTTAGAAATACCTACTTCTAGGTATATGAAAGAACACAGTCTATATAATCACTATGATATATTAAGGTATTGTGTAAACTATCCTAGAGAAGGAATAAAATTTCATGAATCCTTGATTAAAGATAGATTTACCATCATGAGTGAAACTCCTGGACCATGGGTTACTGACAGATTGAGTATTGATTCATATGTATACTATATAATACAATGTTCAGCATGGAATCATGATGTTGAATTAAATAAAGAATTATTTGATATATCAATAGCTAATTTATGTTCAGTAGATTTTGTAGTAAAATATGACTACTCATCAGAGTTGATGAGACTAGACAATGGTAAACGAGTATTAAATGATTCTTGGCATATGGGATATCAATATATTCTAGATAGCTTATTAGATAAATATACAGATTCATATAGATACTATACTCCTAAAGACAGTCTTAATATTAAAGTACCTAGTATAGAAGAAAGAGTAAATAGATTATACTACACATTATTAGATAGGCAGTTATGGAAATAAGTAATTCTACCGCTATTCATGAAAATACATATGATGAGTGGCTATCACTAGCATGTGAATGTGTCTTAGAAGATGGTAATATTATTGGTAATACTAAAGAATTATTATTTACCACATCAATAATAAATTATCCAAAGCATAGATATTCTTTAAATTTCGAAAGAAAACATAATATATATGCGCTGCTTGCTGAGACATTATGGGTATTGGTAGGGAAAAGAGATATTGGATGGCTATCTCACTACTTACCTAGAGCTAGTGATTTCAGTGATAATGGCCTTAATTGGAGAGCTGGGTATGGTGGGCGGCTTAGACATGCTACAGGGTGCGAAGAATCTGGTGTGGTGCATAGTATAGATCAGTTACAGTTTATATATAACACATTATCAAAAGATCCTAATACAAGGCAAGCAGTTATAACTATATGGGACCCAGTAAAAGACGTAAATGCTATGGGGAAAACAAAAGATATCCCATGTAATAATTGGCTGCACTTTATTCATAGGAATGGATATTTATATCTTCATGTAAGTATCAGAAGTAATGATCTTATATGGGGAGACATGATAAATCAATTTGAATGGTCTATGTTACTTGATATAATGGCAGGATCTTTAGGAATGAAGATAGGCTCACTAGTAACACATAGAACAAGTCTTCATATTTATGATAGACATTTTGACAGAGCTCAGAAGATCAGAAATTGCAATTATAAACTTGCTAGATCTGATAATCCAACTGAGCCTAGCTTCGAACATTCACCATTACATGTTTTATTAGATGATTTAAATGTTATTTATGAAATAGCAGATATTGTTAATAATAAAGATCAATTTCCATATTCATACGACAAAGATCTTAGTAAGAAAATATCTTCATTTAATGATAATATTAAAATAAGGCCTAAATTGAATTCTACGTTCGGTTGGATACTTACTAAAACTAAAGACGATCACTTCAATAATAATATGAAAAACTTGTTAAATACATTCGAATATCCAGAATCTTTGATAATGAATTTACAAGGATTGGTAAATGATGCTGAATGAACAGAGGGCAGATGAATTTTGGCAATTTATATATGATCGGCATCTAATATGGTATAAGAGATATATACTTAAACAAAATCCTCCCTGGACTAATGATGATATATTTCTGAATTTTAAATTCACAAATGTATATAGAATGTTAGATAGAGGATCTTTATATCTTCACAATGAAATACTATCCAAGATACAAGATGATAATACAAAATTCTTATTAATAGTATTTCACAGATTCTATAATAAAATAGAAACTCTAGAATCTATAAAGCCAGCATTTAATATTCTAAATGACAACAATACACCAGAAGTAATAGACTATCTCCAGCATCTGTTATACGATCAAGAGCAGAAAATGGGATTATTCACTAATGCGCATATGGTCAATAGCATTAAATCTTGGAAGGTGGACGACTACCCAGGAATACCATACTATGCTAAAGATAGTAAATCTAACAGATTTATGAAAGGATTTTTGGAGACTCACAAGAATAGAGAATCTTACGTAAATAAATTACGTAATACTAATACTGGTAAGGAGGCGTTTGATATAATTAAGGGGTGCGCTCCAGGTATTGGAGATTTTGTAGCATACGAAATATTCTGTGATTTAATATATACAAGTATATTAAAACAATTCGATGAGGATAGTTTTGTAAATATAGGACCAGGATGCTCATATGCACTAGATATCATCAGCCCAGGACCATCAAGTAATACTTATGATAAGTATATAAATATATTAAATCATTTATTTGAACATCAATTTGATTATTATAATAAAAATACTATAGGATTTCCTTACATTACATTTCAATATCTTCAATTACCTTATCTTACTAAGAGATGTATTGAGCATTCATTGTGTGAATTCTATAAATATTTTAAGACTAAGAATCTAATAGGAACAGGTAGGCCTAGAAATGGATATCAAGCAACAATAAATAATAAAGAATACTTAGGCAAGTCAACAGATAGCTATTTAAAATTATTAAATTCAGAGATAACTAAAGACATAAGAGTGAATATTGTTAGTCAACCGTTTGAGTTTGGCCCGGTTTAATTAATTTTGAGGATTATATGTCAACAGATCAAAATGAAATTGTAGAAGCATATGCTGGATTGATCAGCGATTCTATTAATTCCAGGCAAGAGAGATTAGAAAGAGGTGATAAGGATGATAAATTCCCTATCGCCTATTTGTCAGATGGTACATTTGTAGCCAGATTCTTCCCAGAATCTTATGAGTCTGCAGATGGCAAAAAGCGCATTAGATTAATGCGTAAATTCTTTTCTCATAGACTTAAATTGAAAGATGATAACAATAAAGATAGATATGTATATGTATCATGTGAAGGAGATAATTGTAGAGTATGTAAAGAAGCTTCAAGATTATACGATATAAATTATAAAGATGCATATAAATATGGATCTAAGCAAGAAGCTCTTATTAAAGCACATATATATGAAGGGCCAGCAGATGAGTATGTAAAAACTAATACTACTATGGTATTAGTTCTGAATTATCGTCAGATGGTGGCATTTGATGATCTGCTAGCAGATATGTCTCCTAACGATGCAGCAGAATTATTCAGTAGCTCTGGTGAGCAATTAGGTATTAAATTACACTCTTATTATGAAAATGGTCGTAAATGTAGTATTGGATTTCATCATAAGAAATATGCTCTGCCAGAGATTCCTAAGGATATGCCATCTAATCTAGATGATGTATATCTCAAAAAAGATAAATTTATTACTGATGAAGATTTGCAGATATTAAAGAAGCATATATCTCAGATCATTGCTAATAAGCATCAAAATGAAGATCCTGAATCCAATACAAGTGCAGCTAATGCTCTAAGTGGCCCTGAAACTTCTTCGGTTAATACCAAAGAGACAGCATCGGTAGCTATGCAAGCCAGCCCCTCTGTAACTCAAGCAGCTACTGGATCTACTGAAGAGAAGTGCTCTGGTATTATTAAGAAGATAGCAGGATACGGGTATTCACCAGGTGAATTTCACTTTGGATCTCCCCCACCAGCCATGAACCCTACTTGTCTGATGTGCAAGAACAGATCAGATTGTGCTAAGGCTAAAGTATCAGTATGAGTAATGTTAGACTGATATTTAAGAAAGTATATACGTGTCCAGAAGGAATAGTAACAGGAACTTCTTTCGAAACTCATGATATTGAAGATGAAATTATATCTGATATATTAAAAGATAATAATCCGTATTGTTCGTCAACTCTAATCGGAGTTGAACTCCTATCTAAAGATATTAAACTATGATTAACGGTATTCATTATCATAAAATAAGAACTCCTATTAATACTATCAATGCTGTAGGAGCAGGAGGATTTAATTGGGGTACAATGATTGAGTTGTGGGGAGGACCTAAATGTTTGCATGGCGATACTCTAATTAAGTGCTTAGATGGTACATCTAAGTTAATTAAGGAACTTGAAGGATCAGAAGAATTCTGGGTGTATTCTTATGATCTTGCAAGAAATCAGATAGTACCAGGTAAAGCTAGATTTGCTAATAAGAAATTAAGTAATAAATTGATTAAAATTACTTTAGATAATGGTAAACGTAGATATGGTAAATCTATCTACAATCAGAAAGCCAGCCAACCAGTAATATGTACTGATGACCACAAATGGATGATGTTTGATGGCAGTTATGTGGAAGCTAAGAATCTTAAAATTGGAGATAGCTTAATGGCTATGTATTCAAAATACAGAGATTCTGAAGAAATTCAAGCTACATCCTATGGCTCAAGTAGAGAAGATTATGATTCTGTACCATATATGGTAGCATTTCATTATTTATCAAGAGAGGAAAGAAAATTCTTACCTAAGAATATTGAGATACATCATACAAATAATAATCATAATGATAATAGACCACTAAATCTACTAATTACTAATAAATCTGAACATGCAAAATTGCATGGTATAGAGAATATTTCAAAGAAAGGAATGTGGGAAGGGCATAGAATATGGAAAAATACTGAAGAAGGACTGGCTTGGAAAGGAAAATCTAGACAATTATGTATAAAAAGAAATACTTCAGATAATCCTCCTAGAAAAGGCAATAACCACAAAATTATTAATATAGAATATTTGGATATTGAAGAATATGTTTATGATATATCTGTTGAAAACTATAATAATTTCTGCATTGATTTAGGAAATAATACCGGAGTATTTGTTCATAATTCAGGAAAATCTACTACGGCATATCAGACGGCAGAAATGTTTTTAGAAGATTATGGAAATAAAGCTCGTCTTATTATCTTAGATGCTGAAAAATCAGCTGATGATCTTAGGCTAAGACGAGTCTTCAATATATCCCCAGGAATTAGATATGGTACAGATACTAAATCTGAAGTAATAGAGAATGGTGATTCAAGAGTAGCTATAGGACCTGCTATTACTGTAGAGCAAGCATTTTCAGTATTTTCTAAGTATGTGTCATCTTTTAAAGATAAAGATGTATATATCTTAGGAATATGGGATTCTATTACTGCATCAGGAGTACAAGCAGAGTGGAATGCCATGCAAGATGCTATAAGTAAAGATAGACAAGCTATTGAATTTGCAGCAGGAATGATGGCTAAACCTAGAGTATTAGGACAGCATCTAAATAAAATATTAGGATTAATGTGGGATAATAAAAATACTAGTCTGATACTTATTAATCAAGCCAGAATGGAAATAGGTAGATATACTTCAGGAGAAGGATCTACTGGAGGGTACGCTAAAGATCATAATATCCATTATAGCATTTATTTTTCAGGCGGCAAAAAGATAGGTCAGAATGAATATTTTAAAGAAGGCACTAATTCTGTTATTAGAGTAGATAAATCTAAATTTATGCCATCTGTGTCGGGAGTAAATATATTTATTTATGATACTCTAGGTGGTAAATTATCTCCTGACGAAGAATTACTTACTATAGCCGGAGCATTGGATATAATTAATTCTGGCTCTGGATGGTATTCATTAAAAGACAAGTTAATATCTAACAAAAGCTATAGATGGGCAGATGCACTTAAAGATAAGGAATTTCTATCAGAAGCGTACTCTGAATTAATCAAGTATTTTAGAAGTAAATTTCAATTAGTTAATTGGGAATATGAGGAAATAGAATCAAAAATGCCTAAGGCAGGTGAGATAAGTGAATAATACTTTAATATACTGCTATATACTGTTAGGAATCATTTATACTTTATCTTGGATATTCAAATCTCCAGGAATTAAAACTGATAAGTTTATTAAGATTATAGTAACAATTTGTATAGTCTTGTTATCAGTATTCGCCTGGCCAGTATTGATTCTCGGCGATATATATTTCTGGTTGAAGAAGAAATATGTTACTTATTGATGCATCTAATTTGCTGTATAGGCAACTGAGTGTTAGCTCTATATATAATTTAGTTAATTCTAAAGGTATTAGAGTAGGGTTAATTCATGGATTTTTACAATCTATGAATTCTTTAGCTAAAAAATGGAAAAATACCCATGGAATGATATTATGCTGGGACTTGGGCTGTAGTACATATAGACTGCAGCTTTACCCGGACTATAAGGCCAGATCTCATTCTCATAAAGACCCAGATTATATAAATGAAGTAGATGAGTCTACTCTAGATACTGAAGAACAAACATTCTATTATAGTAGGAGAATGTTACATAATAAGGTATTACCTCTATCTCATGCTATATCAATACAAATATATGGAGTAGAGGCTGACGATATAATAGCGTGGATATGCATGAATGTAAAAACTTCATCAAAAAAGATCATAGTAAGTACTGATGGAGATTTTCATCAACTAGCTTCTTCTGATGTTGACATATATAATCCTATTCAAGATAAGTATTATACAGAAGATGACATTATTGAAAATTATAAATTAGATAAGAATATTTGGAGAGATCAATTTATACTTAGTAAAGCTATAGTAGGAGACGGATCGGATAATATACCAGGTACTCCTAAGTGTGGATGGGGTACCGCTCCTAAAATAGCTAAATCTGTATTTGATAATAGTGGATGGTCAGAAGTAGAGAAAAGTCATTTATTAGCATGGCAAAATTCTTATAACAACAGGGAACAAATCATGAACAATATTGACTTAGTAGATCTTCGTATGTTGCCTACTGAATATAGCAATACCATAAAAAGAAATGTAGGGCTAGCATCAATATTAGATCCTGATCAACTATCTGAAGATGCTCTTCATCAAGTATTATATGATCTAGAATTAAATAAGGCCAGAACATTTATCAGTAATATAGTAGAGTCTAATATTAATAGCAAATTTAGAAAAGATCTGCTAAATAGTACTGAATAATTAGGAGCAAAAGTATGAATCGCAGCAGAGTAAGATCACCATATAGACGAATCACCGACCCTAGAAATAGACGAAATAATCATAAAGAACATCATGTTGACAAAGATAAGATAGTTACAGTGAATGATGAATCAGTTAAGATAAAAGAGAAAGATGTATCATTCATAGATAAAGTATTAAATATATTTAGGAAGTAATATGTCAACAGAAGCTACTGATTCATGTAGAATCACTGCAGATAGTAAGGGATTGGAGAGATTTACTCTTATATCTCAAGATAAAAGTTCACCTAAGACTATAATGTTTTGGATTATGGAAAATATAGAGACTGCCCCAATAGAAAAATTAACTGAAGCATTTATGTGTGCATTAAAAATGAGAAATTTCCCAAATAGAAAGTTAGCTGATTAATATGAAATATTCAATTATATTATTATCAATATTACTGTCGGGCTGTGTAAATGTTAGAGAAATGACAGGCACTGAAGTAGCATGGCAAACTATGAATGCTATCGATATAGTACAAACACTGCAGGTAGCCAAATTTCCTGAGTGTTATGAAGAAAGCAATTGGATGACTAAGGCACTCATAGGTAAACACCCAAGTGAGAGTGAAGTACTTGCTGTTGGCGTTTTATATGGATGGGGCCATGCCAAAATATCAGAAATGATTAGATCAAGAATGACATTTGATGAAAATGGCGATCCTAGTAATGCATGGGAAGCAGTAAATATAGTATGGAATTTATTTAGTTTCGTTGGTACTGGATCTGCTGTTTTACATAATCATCAAATAGGAGTCAGACCATTCAACAACTCCAAGCCATGCCCATAGATGATCTTACTACTAGAAGTAGATAACGAATATCCAGAAGAATGGAATCATTCTTTATTCGAAGTTGATAAATTACCATTTATAAGTACTCAAGACCCCTATATTTCTAAGAGGAGTTTGGATGAGTGCTTTATTTTATCTTATGATAATCCTATACTTAATATTAAATATTATAGATTAATAATAGCACTTGAATTTGGGTATTATAGAGTAGTAGATTGGGATATTGAGTTAATAGCTCACTATTGGAATAGATGTTCTAATGAAAAAGTCTTAAATAATGACATACGATACAATTAGAGTATTAGAAAACATAGAAGCTATCCAGCTTCGTCCTGGAATGTATATTGGATCTACTGAACATCCTACTCATCTAGCTGTAGAAGTAATAGATAATGCTATTGATGAAGCGATAGGCGGCCATACTAAATTAGTGTCTGTATTATTAAATAAGAATAAATCATCACTCTCAGTAATTGATCATGGTAGAGGATTCCCTTATAAATCTAATACTGGAGAAGATGCGGTAATAGCATCTGCTACTAAATTACATAGTGGTGGAAAATTTGGCGGTGATGGATATGTTACATCATCTGGATTACATGGAGTAGGACTAGTAGCAGTTAACGCTCTATCTTCATATCTATGTATCTCTACTGCTAGAAATAGTAAATTTAGAACATATTTGTTTGAGAATGGTACTTATCAGAGTACACTAGATAACTGTATACCAAATATCAACGATCCTATAATTCATAGCGGGTCATTAGTAGAATTCTCTCCTAATCCTAAATTCTTTGAATCTACTGTTATTAGAGAATCTGTAATAGTAGATAAATTAAAGCTAGCAGCTACTCTACTGCCTGATATTGTATTCAAATATCAAGATAGAGTAATATCTAGGTATTCTGATGAAGATCTAACTGGAGGCGGGTCTTCTATTCCATTCCAGCATATAAGTTCTGGAACTGTGGATGGGGAGGAGATTGATATAATTATTGGGTATACAGATGAAACAGAAATACCTTCATATAAAGGATCAGTAAACTTACTACAAGTAGATAGGGGTACTCATATAAATGAAATCATATATGCTATATATGATGCATGGGCACCATTTATACAGGGCACTATACTTGAAAGATTTGATGTGCACTGTGGACTAAGATTATTTGTTAATTGTAAACTCAAATCTCCAGCATATACTTCACAGACTAAAGAATGCTTATCTATTAGAAAAGATTCTATAGTTAATTTAAAAGAAAATATCAGAAAAGCTATAACTAAGTGGCTGAGCACTTCTCCTCATAAAGATAAACTAATTTCAAGATTTTTAGAATATAGAAGAGCGTTAAATGAACTGTCTTCAAAGAAATTACTAGATACTGTTATTGAGCATGGTCAAGTAAATGATGGTGTAGTGGAACGAAGATCAAGCGGATCTACTAAACTTATTGATTGCAATTCAAAGAGTAGAGAAGGTACTGAACTATTTGTTATTGAAGGAGACAGTGCTGGCGGATCTCTTATAGCTACAAGGGATATCAGCAAACACGCAATACTACCATTAAGAGGGAAAATACTTAATGTAGTAGATCAGCCTATAGAATATATAATTAAGAATATTGAAATACGATCACTTATTAATGCTATAGGAGCAGGAGCATTCTTCAAGCAAAATGCTGAAAAGTGCAGGTATGAGAAAATCATATTAGCTACCGATAGCGATTATGATGGTCAAAATATTCTAGCTTTGCTAATAGGGTGTCTGTGCTACGTATCACCAGAGGTAGTAGAACTTGGCTACGTATATGCTGCTGAAATGCCTATTTACGGCCAAGTAGATAAACGAGGAGTATTTAGACCTGTTTATAATAAGCAAGACTTAGATAGCAGATGGTCTTATGAACATTATAAGGGATTAGGATCAATGGATCCTCATCAACTAGCTAAGGTAACATTTAATGAAGATCATCGTAGACTTATTCAAATAACTGTAAATAGAGAGACTATAAAAGATGTATTTAATATTATAGGTACAGCTGAAGGTAAGAGACGGATATTAACAGAAGCTGGCCTAATTAGGTGATATATGGCAGATAGAAATGTTATAGTGGTATTCAAAGACTCTGTATCTGATCTATGGAGATGGAAAGTATTCAATAGTAACAATTTAAAAATTAGTGAATTAGAATTCGAATCTCGAACAGATTGCATTAATAATGCTGATATGCATTTAAAATTACGAGGAGATGTAATACAACTATATAAATATAATACTATGTCTGTTCCTATAGAAAATATTGCTTATTAAGGTTATAATATATGAATAGAGAGCTTGAAAAAGATATCGAAACATGGTTAGAATATCTAGACTTAGAATCTATGTGTGAAGAAGAATTTGAAGGAGATTCTTATAATATGATAGGTCAATTAACTGATAGTGCACTAACTGAATTAAATATACCATTATCAGATAAATATGAAGCTCTGAAGATTATTAAGAATTATGTAAATACAGCTCTAGGTTAGCGGGTTCCGATAGTTTTTGCTAGTTCGTATAGACGTGTTCTAAGCTCCTTAGGCGCTTCTTAACATAAGGCCGGGCAAGGCCCGAGGCCCAATATTCCAAAGCCTATAAAACTCTATACAGAGCCTTTTATGTTAATAGTTAAGTCAATAATTGTATCCTTTTACTATTGTATACTGTAACGACTATAATCATTTTGATAAAAGAGAAAGAAATTAAGTATTATCCTAAAGAAGTAGTAATATTACTAATCTGTACAATAGCAATAATCTATATTACGATATTCCTCCTATAATATGAGTTATGAAAACTGAATCAGCTTTAAAGTTAGTACAGAATGCGTATTTAAATTACGGTCAATATGTTAACTCAGTAAGATCACTACCTCATATTAATGATGGATTAAAGATTGTTCAAAGAAGGATATTATTAGCAGCTAAAGACAGTGGTGCTGCTAGTGATATGGTAAAAACTGCATCAGTATCCGGCAATACTTTGGCCAAGTATCATCCTCATGGAGATGCATCTACTAATGCGGCTATTGAAACGTTGGTAAATAAACATCACTCTCTCTTACTGGGCAAAGGTAATTGGGGATACCATAAGGGATTTACTAGTGTAGGAGCCGCTGCTGCTAGATACACCAGTTTAAAGCTTAGCGAATTAGGAAATGAGTATTTAAAGTACAAAGACTATGCTCCTAAATTTGAAAATGATCTAAGTTACCAAGAGCCTGAATATTTACCATACTGCATACCATATGCACTACTATCTGGTACTTCTGGAATAGGTATAGGTATTACATGTAATATTCCAGCTATCACTACAAAGTCTTTAGTACAGTATATTGAATGGTACTTAACTGGCAAGGGATCTAGACCTCTATTGTATCCTTCAGCTACAGGCGGGGGATGGATAACATATACAGAAGAAGATATAATAAATTTGAATGATAAGGGTCACTGTAATGTTACAGTAGGGGCCAATGTCAACAATGAATGGGATCCTGTAGAAGGCAAATATGGTATAGTTATTACAGGAAATCCTGATAGAATAAATTATAATAGAATTAAAAGAGCACTAGCTAGAGAATTAGAAGAGAAATTAGTATTTATACGAGATGAATCCAAAACTAACACAAGAATAATTATTCATAGATACGAAAGAATTAGAAAGATTAGCGACGAAGAATTATTATCAATAATAAAGTCTTCAGTAACAAGAAACATACATCACTTATGTGTTGTATCTGACGGTAAAATAGCTAGAACAATAGGAGTGAGAGAGTGGCTAGAAACGTCCATCTCTGCCGGAATGGCTGGGTATTCTGGGAGCATAGAATCGCAATTCAAGAAACTAAAGTTAGAACTGAAATTCCACGAAATACGGCCTCAGTTAGCTAAGTTGCTAATAAGTGATACTGAATTATCTATTATCAAAGATAAGTTATTATTATCACAAGATGAATTTGATTACTGTATAAATAAGTCTATAAAGTCTCTCAGTTCTAAAGAATTTCCAATCAAATTAATAAGTGATAAGATAGATATTGTTAAAGATAAACTTTCAAAGACCGAATATTACTATTTTAAGGAACTGAATGTCGGAGCTATCAAGTAGTATTTCTTTAAGAGATTTGTATACTGAGTTGTTATCGGAGACTGAGTCTTCTATTATTAAGGATGCTGAATCTATTATAGAAAGAGGCATCCCTATGGCTGATTTAAGAGCTCAATCTCATCAATATGCAATACAAAATCTTCAGTATCAAAAGAAGTTATCTCACCTTAAATCTCAATTAAGAGTAGAAGCTAACAGAAGATGGATGACTAGATGTTCCATCATTGCTGAAGAAATTGAAGAGCTAAAGAATGAAGGATATAGAGCCCAAGGAGAGAGAAGTGAATTGATTTATAGAGATAATAGGGCAGTAAATGCCCAAGATATCTATACTCAAATAAATGAGTTAGCAAATTATCTTGAATCTCTAGAATGGCAATTAAAATCAGCATTTAAAATAGTAGAAAAGTCTTATGGCTAGTCTTAGTGATAGATTTGTTCCTCCTGAAGGCAGTGATAATCCTCTTATATATGTTGTAGCAGAAGCACCTGGTCAAGAAGAAGACTCACAGCTAAGACCCTTGATAGGAAGATCAGGGCAACTATTTAGATCAGCTTTAGAAGAACTGGGATTGACGTTAGATAAAGTTAGGCTATTTAATACAGTACCATATAGACCTCTTGAAGACGATAATAAATCTAATAGAACTCCTTCTCAAGAAGAAATACTAGAATATAGAGAGATAGTTAAACAAGATATCAGATTATGTAATCCTAAATCAATTCTCTGTTTAGGTGGTACAGCAGCTTCGGCTCTTACTGATATATTTGATTGGTCAGTAGGAGCATTCGCTTCTAATCATACTTTCAAATTTGAAGATATACCTATCAGAGTATGCTGGCATCCTTCTTATATACTAAGGCAGGGTGGATCTAGTGGACATCAATATAACAAGTGGCTCTCTCAGATAAAAGAAGCAATAATTGCAGCAAGCCCCAGTATTCTAAAAGATCAGAATACTGAAGAGATGAAATTCGACATCTATTATCCAGATAAAATAGATGAATTCTTAAATAAGTTTGAAGATGCTGAATTAATCGGGTATGATATAGAAGGATCTTCACTAGAAACTCTGAGCAAAGATTTTCATATTGCCGGCATATCATTTGCTAGGAGTGGCTATGCTGCATATATGGCATTTAAACATTTTGATAACTATGATGGTATTATAGAAGATAGTATAAAATTAAAAATAAAAGAATTTCTTGGTAGAAATCAGAATAAAGTAGCAGTATTTAATTTATGTTACGAAGTACCAGCTTCTTTTAATATATTTAATATAGAATTGCTTAGATTACAGGATACTATGCAGTACTGTAGAGTATTAAACTGGACTGGCGGACTTAAGGAGATATCTGCCCTCTATTTAAATGAAAGAAGATGGACAGATTATCATAATGAGTGGCTTATTAATTTAACCAACGTTATTAATTTAACTAAACCCAGATGGAGAAAGGGAGTTAAATATCAGAACTATTATATGCAAATTATCGAATCTGATGGATTTAATAATGTTATTAAAAAGTACGAAGATCAAGAATCTTTAGCATGTGAAGAAGATTCGAGCATAAATGTTACGTCATTATCAGTAGAAGAATTAAAAAATATTAAAAGAAAATATAATCATATAAACGACAAAGATACCAGTTTGATTACTTCTCTAAAGTATATAAAAGACACTGCATATCTATATAATATACCAGAAGATAGAACATGGATTAACTTGCTCAAGATTCTACAAGAATCTCATGAAATAGGAAGCACTGAAGCTAAATTTACTCAAAGTCCGGCAGAGTTAGTAGGAGAATATTGCTGCCGAGATTCTTGGAATACTAGAAGACTGCACGAACTAACAATATATGAGCTTACAAAAAGATCTGCTTAAGACTGCTTCATACTTCAACGAACATAATTATCTATCGTACGAACTACAATTAAATGGTATACGATGGGATGATGAAGAAGCTACTAAACTAGATTTTATTTATACAGATCTAGCTATTGAAGTATTAAAGAAATTACTGCTTCTTCCTCATGTAATCAATATTCTTAATATATCTACTCAAGATATAATAAATATTCAAGCTACTACAGATATAAATGTACTAAAATCGATTTTTAATCCTGAAGCATCAGACAAGAATGCTAGAGCAAAATTCGAGTCTATCTTAATAACAAAAAGACTCAAGATGTGCTTAATGTTAAATAAGCTAAAATCAGAAATCTTATCAAATTCAGAAAATAGTGATTATCCTAATTTATCTATGATGCTTCAGTTGATAGCAGAAACATCTTCAGAAGAATCAAATCCAATAATCAAAAGAAATAGTAAACTTGAAGTTTTAGATACCATTAGAGATAGTATCCCTAGCTTATATAAAGATAATATATTTACAAACAGCGAACTAAATTTAATTTCAAAATATTCTAATTATGTATTAGAAGGAACTAGCCACGAAATTCTTCATGAGCTATTTATATCTATTATAACCTACATGGGAGTAGATATAGATAATTCTAAAACTTATACTCAAGAAGCAGAAACTATTCTTTATTACAGACTATTCAAGAAAATACAAAAAGCCAAGAATACCTACATATGGGGGACACCTGGAAGGTCGTCGGTTAAAGTAGTCTCACGATTGGATATGCAAAACTCCAGATTAGTAAGAAGACTATCTCCATATAAAGAAAATATAGATATTAGTGAAGATTACTTATTCTGTCCAGAATTCAGAGCTAATACAGCAATAACCAAAAGATGGACATCAACAGCTCATGTAATCCCCGCCAATTCAGAAATACGAAATATTCAAAAGAGTAGATATTATGAAGATGGTGTATTAATCCATTTCGACTATTCACAAATAGAGATTAGAGTTTTGGCATTATTGTGTCAGGATGAGGGATTATTACAAGCGTATAAAGATGGTAAAGATATTCATAAGTATGTAGCATCTAAAATATGGAACAAGAATGAAAATGAAGTAACTGATCAAGAGAGAAAATTTGCTAAATTAGCATCATTCGGAGCGATTTACGGCCAGAGTTACCAGGCATTTGCTGACTCATTTATGAATGGCAATTTAGCAGCAGCTACAGATTTCTTCGAGAGATTCTTTGGAATGTTTCCTCGTATAGATGAATGGAGGAAAGCACGTCATGAAGAAGTACTTACCAAAGGAGAAGTCACTACTCTATGGGGCGATACTATCATTATTCCGTTTGATAGGTCTCAAGAGTACTCCATTGCAGAAGCCAAGCGTCAAAGTGGCAATTACCCAGTTCAAAATGGAGCCTCGCAAATAGCTGGCGTATCTATAGCCAGAATATCAAGATTCATTCAAGATAATAATTATATAGCTAAACCTTATTGCTTTACTCATGATGCTGGGGATATCGATACGCATATTAAACATGCTATCCCAGTATGTTATCAAATTCCTATAATAGCAGAGGACCAGGCTCAGAAGGAATGGAATTTCCCAGCTAAGATTGATTTTGAAATAGGTACAGCAGGCAATAGGTTAGTGAGTTTTGTGGGCAATAACAATACTCGTCCAATTGTCCTTAATAAAGACGGATCCTACTCTATTGATGCCAAAATTGAAGGTGAGGAGTCTTCCATAACCGCTCTAGTTTCTTCCCTAAATCGCATATGCAAAGACATTAATATTACTATAACAGATCAAGAAGAATACTATACATCATTTAGTGAATTATTTCTAGTAAAGAGATCTTATTCTAGGGAAATAGGATCTACAATTATTAAAAAATCAGGAATACTGACAGGAACATTTATTAATGAGTGATGTTATATATCATGATATATTATATCCTATTATAGATTCTCTACCTAGAATATGGTCAGAAATTCCTAGCATACTTCACCCACCTATTGAAGTAATAAATAAAGATTTAAAATTAAGATATGCCGAGTGTATATGGTCTACTATAAAGGATAATACACTTATCACAGCAGGAGATGTATATCGCATAAATCGTAAAATAGGAAGAATGTATAAATCTCCTGAAGCTTATGAATTTGCTAATAATATATCTAATCACTTATCCTCACCAATAAAATCAGGAAGATCTTGGTCCAAGATAAATGTACCAGAGGAAGTAGCAAAGAATATTAAAATAATTAAAATAGCATATATATACTATTTACATGAAACAACAATATATAATGATGTGAATAATTTAAAAGTATATAGAGCTTATGACATAACTAATCTGACCAAAGTCATTGAAGATGGTATATTTGAAAGATTATCTAGTCATTTAGATGATTCTCAGTCGTTCTCAAATTATGTGGAGAAAGTATCTATACCAACATCTAGCCCTCAGTCAATAAGAATCCACATATTGTTATATGGCTAATAAGTAATGTCCCAAATTAAAGAATATTCAATAGTACAATTACTAGTTCATCCTAAGATTAGAGAATCAGTAATACCGTATCTGAAATCAGAGTTCTTTAGAGTAGACGAAGCTAAGTATTTCTATATAGCTATATCCAATAAAATATTCGATAATGTTATACCAGATGCTGCTACATTCTCTATAGAGCTACATAAGATTCCTAATGTTACTGAATTATCAGTAATCGATTGCTTAAATATACTCAAGGGAGCTACTAGGGAATATTCTTCAGAAGATGAAATAAATATAAGAATAAAGATTATAGAAGATTTTATTAGAGAATGTAAATTAACTAGAGTCATTTATAATGTAGTTAATTCTAAGGATTCAAGCAAGATAGGCGATCCTCAACATTATAATCAGTTAGTAGATGCTGCTCAATTCTCTATATCTAGAGAAGAATTTCTAGATTTAAGTAATCCTGAAGTACTAGCTAGATCTCAAGAAGAATCTCTTCCTCCTGGAGGAGTAATTATGAGATCTAAATATTCAGTAATAAATAAGAACTTAACGTACAAGGGATTTAAATATGGGGATGTTATTTTAGTGGGAGCAGAAACTGGAGTAGGTAAGACTACGTATATGATTAATGAGGGAGCTTACTTTGTAGATCAAGGATTTAAAGTAGCTCATGTATTTTTAGGTGATATGGAAGTATTTGATGCTGGAGTACAGTATATTGCGTGTTGGAGTCGGGATGAATTAGTAGAAAATATAGCATCGGAATACGAGAAATTCTATACACCAGATATAAGAAGTAGATTTAAGAATTTAAAGATACAAGCATATCCATCTGATTCTATTACTATATATGAATTGATATCTAAATTAAAAGTATTAAGACGTCAATTTAAGTTTGATATGTTAATAATAGATTACGATGCCAATTTGCAAGAATCTACAGATAGTATGTATAAAGAAGGCGGAACTACTTATTCTCAGCTAAAAGGATTTGGTAAGAGTAGTCATGCAACAATGATAGCCTCACAGATTAAGCCAGCATATTGGGGGACTGAGTATCTTCCTAAAGAAGCGCCTAATGAATCTTCAAAGAAGCAGATGCATGTTGATATGATGTTTTTAATAGGGAGAAACCCTGAATGTAGGTTAATCGGAACAAGTCACATAGCTAAGGTTAGAAGAGGTCAGGATAGTAAGACATTTAGATTACAATTTAAATATCATTATGGTAAAATAGAAGAAATTAGTCAGGAAAAATACGATCAAATACTAGCCACTTGGAAAGCTAGAGATACAAAAGGGGATTTAATTATTGATGGTATGAGTGGCTAATTATGGATCCATGCCTAAGCCAAATATCAAAATCTACTAATAAAGATATAAATACAGTAAAGCAGATTATAGATGAATATATTAAATATATATTAATACAAATAGCATATTCCGGATCTGCTACTACTCCTATAGGTACTTTGATAATATCAAATAACGAATTAATTGTTGCAAAGACTGGCTCTATGGTAAGCCAGATACTTAATTTAAATTTAACTGAAGATGATTTGAATCAATTTATTTTAGATACGATAGACTCTGATGACTTTAGAAGATCAGATTAAGATTTTAGTGAATAATTATCAGCAATCTGAAGATTTAAAAATTCAGAAGTCTTTATATACAAAGATTGTAAATCTATCTTCAATATTTATTAGAACGGATTATCCATCTCTACCACACAGTGCTGTTGATGATATATCTCACGATGTAGCTTCTAGTATAATAATAAATTTACATAAATCATTTGAGGTATGGGCGTGGGGCAAATATATAAAGCAGTCTACTAGAAATACTACAGCAGACTGGTTGAAGCTAAACGTATATTCTCAGCATCAGTCTATAGAAGATATAGAACAAGAAGGATTAAATATTGTATATAATTCAAATAATATGTACAGTTCATATTTGGTAGAAGTTACTTCTAGAATGTCTCACTGTTCTAAAAATATTACAAAAATATTAAATTCAATTCCTATGGTAGGATATAAGAAAAATATTACTAAATTAATAATACTAAACTATTCTCAAGGTGTAGATTATTTAAGACTTGTTCCTAGTAAGTATCATGGGATGATTAGACTATTGTCATATTTAATAACTAATGAAATTATTAAAATGACTAGGCATATTAATGCACAATATTAATGAAGAAACTCTAGCTGATCATCTATCAGAAAGAGCTGATTTCTTTTATTGTGCTCTATCGTTCTTGATATCAAGAAATCCAGATTCTATTATTCCTGAAGTTACTTACTTTATGCATCCTGACCAAATAATAACATTTCTCCACACATTTGGAGGTAGAACATTAAAGATACCAACTGTGAGTGAATTTTCTTTAGATATGCACTGTGCTCTAGCTGCCTATTATAGAACATGTCATGAAATGCCCTGGCCATCTATACAAGAGAAATTGAAAATCGATAAAAGTAAATTGAACACTATTCAAGCGAGAATTCAAGAATGGCTTGAAAAGATAAATAGAGATAATATGTCTCTACCTAAATTCCTAACTTCAATATGACTATTCCTAAATTCATAAAAGTAAGAACAAATTCTTCTGATAAGACATCTTTAGTAGAAGAAGCTAAGAGTCTAGATATATCACCAACACAAGAGGCTTTTAATAGATCCTCACAGTTAAAAGAGTTGGCGTCACAGTTTATCAAAAATAGATTAGAAAACTCCAATACTATTGAAACTACTAAGAAACTAGCAATAGACAGACTGGCACTGAGTATTAGTACAATCGAATCTCCTAGAATGTTACTACAGATAATTCAAACACTTGATGAGCAGACTAGTAAAGATTTGATGATTATGTCAGAATCCGGCAAATCCTCTGAAAAATCGTCAGGATCTTTAGGAGTATTTAATCTATTTATGGGGGGTAGTACTTCTTCGTCAGATAATACAGATCCTTCAGATAAATCCACATCTCTAAGCAGAGAAGCAGTTGCTTTAATGGATACTATATTAGAGATCACTGAAGTGCTGACTCATAATAAAGAACAATCTCCTAAAGACTATCTAGATAACGAAGAATGACTATAAATAGACAAGAACTATCCAAAAAGATTGAGCAATTTATAAATAGTAAAGAATATGCTCTCCTAGAGAGGAATATATCACAAAATAACCCCAGATTTAATGAGCTACCTAACAGATTAAAAAGTGCATCTCTATATATGTTTCAGTTGGGTATTGATAATTATATAGAAGATATGTGGAGATTCTTTTATACCAGGAAGATACCAACAATAAAAGAATATTTAACTAAGAATTATATAGGTCTTAATTCTGATTTTCTGTTTCCTAAATGGAGGGATGAATTAATTGAACACTTCTCTCCTGGAAATACTAGATATGAGCTAATTGTGACTGGAGCAATAGGCACGGGCAAGACTTCTTTCACAAATATTGGGCATTTATATAATCTTATAAGAATATTGTCATTGAAGCAACCTCAGATAGCTCTAGGCGTAGCTCCTATGACATTATTAGTATTACAACTATTTTCTACTACATTAGAAAAATCTGCTCTAGCTGTAGTTGCTCCATTTGTCAATCTCATGAAAGATAAAGAAGCAACCATATTTGAACAAGTTAAAAATATTAACTATTTTAATGATTATAAGGGGGTAGGTAGAATACCATTTGTAGATGGTGGAGGGACAGTATTATTTCCTAATAATGTGATGGTAATGTCAGGATCTAGAGTCACTCATGCATTAGGTATTTCAGCATTCGGAGCAAGCCTAGACGAATCAGAATTCAGAATATCAGGTCCTGAAGATGCTGTAGAGACATATAATGCTCTGAAAGAGAGAGTTAGATCTAGATTTATGGGGTCTAGATTTATATTTCTTACTATGATGTCATCTGCTAAGAGCAGTATAGGCATCATGTCAGACTACCTAAAACGCATTAAGCCAGATGATCCTCATAGTAAGATACTAGCATATCCCATATGGGAAGTAAAATACAAATATCCATATGAAAAAGGTCACTTCTGGGTTATGAGAGGAACTCAGAGCCACCCACATAGGATATTATCTGAAGAAGAATGTAAACTGGCGGACGAAGATAAAGTCAAGTTACCGGAAAATTGTTTACTAATAAAAGTACCGGAGGGTGAGTATAGAAAATCCTTTGAAGCAGATATTAGTAGAGCAATTAGAGATCTAGCGGGTATCCAAGAACTTGGAGGAGAATACTTATTTCCAGATACTTCTGGTATTGAATATTCATTCTTAACTCCAGAACTTACTTTAAGTATTAGTATTAATGATAGAACATCTGTATTGAATAAAATACCTTCAGGTATATTCGTAGATTTTCCAGGAGGAAAACAGTTTACTAGATACCCTAATGCATTGCGTTATATTCACTGCTTTACTAAAGATACAAAGATTAAATTATTAAATGGAACTTCTAAGACATTTGAAGAGCTTTTGGAAGATCAAGAGAATAGTATACAAAACTGGGCTTATACATGGAATAGTAGTAAAGGGTGGGTGCCAGGAAGAATATCGAGAGTATTTTCTACTGGAATGGTTGGGAGAATAATTAGATTGACATTGGATAACAACGAAGTTATTAAATGTACTCCTAATCACAGATTCATGCTTAGAGATGGATCATATAAAGAAGCTCAATATCTTACTCCTGAAGATAGCTTGATGCCATTATACTGTTATACAGATAGTGCTGGATATGAAGTTATAAAAGACAATCGTAATAATGAACTAATATATACTCATAAAATATCTGATACTCTACTAGAGAAGCTAGATTTGGTGGATGCTGATAAATTTTATGTAAGACATCATAAAGATTTTAATAAGAAGAATAATAACCCTGATAATTTAGTCTTTATCGGTAATAAATCTCATATAACTCTTCATTCTGAACATGCTGATAAATGCGGATTTGCTAGTAGGTGGAAAACTTCTGAATTTACTTCACTTATGTCTAGAGTAAATTCAGAAAATGGTAAAATAAATGGCAAGAAAAATATGTTACAAAATTGGCATGGAGAAAATAGCGAAGAGTGGAGAAAATTTATATCTCCAATTCAATCTGCAAATGGATCTGCGTTTCTGAAGAGATATAATGGATCCGAAAATCATATAAATAGTGTAAAAAGTGCATATAAAAGAGGAGTATACGATAATCATTTAAAAGAAATTCAAAGACTTGGTGGTAAGGCTATGTCAAAGATGATAAATTCTGATCCGACGATGGGTAATAAAAGACAATTAGGATTAATTAAGAATTATTTAATGAAATTAGCTGTTAATAATATTAACATTAATGAAGATAACTGGAACAGAAACAGAGACTATAAAGGATTTCCTTCTTGGGATACTGCTATTGCAAGAGTCGGGTCAGTCGAAAATTTATTATCACTACTGCCCAATAATCATAAAATAGTAAATATAGAATATATAAACGAAGATACAGAGGTATTTGATTTATCGATAGATACTCCTTATAATGATCATAATTTTGCATTAGATGCAGGAGTAGTAGTACATAATTGTGATCTTGCAGAAACTGCAGAAGCCGGGCTAACTATTCTCCATAAAGAATATATTGTAGATTCTTCTGGTAATAGAGTGGTGATGCTAGTTACTGATCTAGTTCTTAGAATTATTTCTCCTGATAGAATAAGTCTTGATGCCATCGAACAATTTATTATTGAATTAGCAAGAATATGTAATGTACAAATTGCTGGATTATCTGCTGATCAATTTCAATCATCCCAAATGAGACAGAAGTGGGATATAGAAAGAATAATGCATAAACCAGATAAATACAAGCCCAAATTAATATCTGTAGATAGAACTCCTATACCATATGGGCAGTTATCAAATCTTGTAGCTCATAATGCTCTAGCTACAGGGAAGAGCCCATTATTGAGAAATCAATTAAAGAATATTCAGAAGGATAGTAAAGGTGCCATAATGACGCATATCAGAAAAGATATGTCAGATTCATTGGCAGGAGCGGCACATAGTGCACTTATGAACCCAGACGACGAACCAGTATATTTATTCGTATCCCCAGATAAACTATATAATAAGAATATATCTACAGCAGATATACCGGAGTGGGAACAAATATGATTTCTAGAAACGATTTATTAAAACAGATATCTACATCTATAGATAAACTAGCAGAATTTAACGAAAATAATACTATAGATTCAATTGTTGTAGTAGCCTACTCAAGTAATACAAACAGTATATATAATATAACTCTAGGAGAGGCTCACGCTTTGCAAGAAATATTTGCAAATATAATATTTCCTCAACATAGCTTTATTATGCAAGATCAATTAGATCACAAAAGAATAGACAATAAAACGATTATTGATGATTATTCTCCTGAGAAGTCGTCTTAGAGCATGCTTCTTTATACCCTTGGAGAATCTTCTCTAATTCCTTAGCATATCCTTTTATATCAGTTAAGGCCACTCTATATGCTCTAACTACTTCGCCATCGCTTGATGATTCATTTATTAAAGAAAGTACTTCTAAATCAGGTCTATTTAATTCTGATGGCTTTGGGCATTGAATAGGCACTACTACTTTAGCAGTAGTAGTTGGGCTACTTTCAATTAACTTGCTCTTATCAGCACATCCTGCTAATAAAAATGGTAATATAATAAAAATATACTTTACCATACACTATCCTCTCTAGCAGAATCCCTCAACTCTTTAATTGCAGAACTACAATCAGTAGCAAGAGGCCTAGATAATATATCTCTAATCCTCTTATCGCTAGCTTTTCTTATATCACTAGCATCTTTTATTGCTTTATCTAAAGCTATCTGAGCATCTTCAGATTTAGCCTTCCATTCATCTATAGATTTATTTTGTTCCTTTACTGAAGACTTACATGATTCCAAGTCTTTAGACAATATTTTAACATTTGCCCTCTCAGTAGCAACATTATTACTCAGATTTTCAATCTTATTACTATAATAGTACTTCATGCCTCCTATAATAGATAATAGAACAGCGATAATTATATACGGAGCAAATTTTAACCATGGCATTGCATACTACCTCACAGCAACCATCATATCAGGCACATCTATGTATTGATATAACTTCGGCTTACTAAATGTCAGCATATAATCAATTGAAGATCCATTAGATAAGGATACTTCTTTATGAGTAGCTATATTAGAAATAGAGAATCTATATGCTGACATAAATTCTTTGCATAGATTACTTAAACTTAAATACTGATGTTCTGTAAAATCTTGGCTAGAATCCCCTATAATCCATACTCCTATCATCCAATTATTACAATAATCTTTTCCATTAAAAGACGATGGTCCAGAGTGCCAAGATCTTACTGGAGGAGGTATGAGTTCAAAGATCATTCCGTCTCTATCTATAAGATAGTGCGGAGATGTATAATATCTTCTATGATGATCTTTTTGCATTATCAAGCCTCTGTCTGGGCCTGCTAGATTCAGATCAATAATAAGATTTATACAAGACTCAGTATCAAATTTATTATTCGGGTATACTCTAGCTACATTGAAACTTCTAATCACTATCCCTGACACATCTATCATGGTCTTTAATTGGCCATTATTCTCGCTAGGAATACAGTGTCTTGGAAGAGGTCTTTTAGCTAGCTTGAGCATTCTCTTCCACCTCAGTAATATAGTGTGTATTATCTTCACCAAATAACCAATCTATATTTACTAGATACTGAGGTTCTAGCTTGACCTCGTCATTAATAATATCTTCGAATTTCATAGGATTAATAGGAATATCAACATCTTGTTTCATTAATTCTAGTATCTCTCCAAAATACTGATTCTTATATTCTTCTTTGACCCCCATCATCTTACCAGATTCATCTACTTCGCCATACTTCTTTATTAAACTGTCTCTGGTATTAATAAATTCTTTATAATATATATCCATCTTACGAATGACTTTTGCCAGTATCCAACTAATCTTAGCAGGATACTTCTGCTGAGAAATATGTTTAATACTTTCAATACTATCTAACATAATTGATAATTTGATTTTCATAACTACCTTACTAAGTATATCACAGAAGAAATTAAAATTATCGAATAACCAAATAATTTTATTAAATCTACATATCTTACAGAATTAATTACTGAATTATGTTCAACAATAAAATAACCAACTAGAATAAAAAGTAGAATAATTTTCATATGACTCCTTACTGACATTATAACTTCATAATTTTAAATACTGCATAATATGGTTGGAGAGTAGAGACTGGATTTAAATTGTGAGTGTGGCCTGGGTCGATACTCTCTGAATGTGAGTGAGATCCTTGATTATCAGTAGTATGAGTATGACTACCACTAGAGGGTATAGTATGATTATGACCACTAGGGCTAGCCACGCCAGCATTATCTATTAACGAAGTACCTTGATTATTAGTTAGAGTATAGCCAAATGGCCCCACTGCATTATCTCTATTAAACACAAACGCTCTAGCATCTGATCTAGCTAATCCACTAACTTCGTCATCAGAATCATTAGCAGTCTTAACATATACAGCATGATTATGCTGAGGCAAATTTGCTCCACTTAATATTGTAGGATCTGTGGTATGAGTGTGATCTCCTCCTCCGGCAGAATGAGTATGACTTCCAGCAGGATTAATAGTATGACTATGAGAACCTGCTGTTTGAGTAGTCCCTGATACTGTTACTGACCCTCCTAACTCTCCTAACGTGTAAGATCCACCTGCTCCAATAGCTACTCTACCTCGGCTATCAGGAGTACCATTAGTACCATCACAAATAGCCCATCCAGCAGGCACGTTAGAAGATAATCCATACCACTCTACTATCATACCAGGAGCAAAATCAGCTCCATAACTATCAGCTCTCCATCTAGAAGATGTAGGATCCGCCCATATAGTTACTGAACCTCCTGCTGCTATTCTAAGTATTGCATTGTTGACTAGAGAAAATCTGTTACTAGCAGAAGACCCTGAATTTTCTGGAAGCAAATTCAATAGACCTGGGCCAAGATTTATGATCTTGATTTGTCTGTTGCCAGTAAATGCTGCTCCACTGAGGCTAGATCCTGAAGAATTAGTATCTACTCTAATTATAGATGCTCCAGATAATCCTGAGGGCGACCAGTCATTAGTAGTGCCAGATGGTAAACTAGCGTTTATCGATCCAGATATAGATATAGCAGACCTAAATTGAGCACTAGAATAGATATCTAATCCTACGCCTACTGAAGGAGTACCTCCTATTCCTATTTGACCATTGGGGAATATTATACTAGCTAGATTAAGTCCTACTCTGTTTAATACCATAACATCAGTAAATGATGAAATGGCATCATCATATAATCGTAAGGATAGTGAAGTATTAGATGTTACGTACCTATACACTTTAGAATTAGTACCAGCATCCAAATCTCTTATTGTTAATATAGGTTCAGCATTATCTATCCATACGCCATAAGTACCAATAGTTCTGATAGCTCTTCTTATATAAGCTTCAGCATTAGGCTGACTAGCTTCCATTATGCCGTAATCTAGAGCAGTCAACGAAGCTGTAAGAATGGGATCTTGTAATACTATAGTAGTAGTACCTGATCCAAAAGATACTGAGCTAATATAGCTATATGAATAACTGGATCCGAATGATGCTTTAACTGCTCTGCCTACATGAAATAGTGAAGATACATCTGTGCTCACAGTAGCTGTAGTAGCATTCACATAAGTAGCATTACGCCAATCTTCAGCCCATGGCAACCTGCTAGATATAGCAATATTTTGGAAATTTAGAACATATGGAGCATTTTGAATAGCTACTTGTATTCTTATAATAAATCGATTACCTAATTCATTAGTTCCTAAATTCTGTGCAGATTTAAATCTTAATTGAGTAAGTGATGTTAATGAAAATAACTCTCCAGTATCTAGATATAAACCTATTTCACCAAAGTTAAATGGTCCTACTGCTTGATCTAGTATACACTCATACTCAACCATGTCACCAGGTAACACAGTGTAATTAGTAATAGGCCCTGTGTACAGTGAGGTGCCTTGTAATGTAGTCATATTAGTAGTAGGAGTATATCCGAAAGCACTTCCCACTCTAAATTGAGTTACATTGATTCTAGGACCGCCGGTACTCGCATTATTAATAGCGGTAATACCGACATTTGTTACTACTGTTGCCATTTATTTATCTTCCTTACTACCTTATCTTTAGTCATCTTGTTGAATATAGTGCTTAATAAAATAAATTAATTGTGTAATTACTGCCAGTATTGAACATACTAGATCCTTGAGGCACTCCACCGCCTGCTCCTAACCAAGAAATTAATCTAGTATTGCCTACTACACTAGTCCCTGGTGTTCCTGTGGGAGAGTCATAAGCTGTTCTAAATATTCTATTAGTAGAAGTATTATCTACAAATTCAATCTTCTTTAATAAAGAAGAAACATACCCCGGAGCACCAGATGCATTATTAAAAGCTATTTCGAAATTCCATCCACTACCTGTATTTTGATGGGATATTTCGAATATAGTGTGGCCTTGATATATACTAGGAGAAATACTGCCCGCCAGTACTACTCCGGTATTTACATTACAAACAAATCCATAATAATCTACGACGGAATCTAATAATCCAGAAGTTAATGACACAGATATCTGAGTATATTCAGGAGACACGCTAGCACTATAAAAATTCTGAAGAGAAATAGAGCCAGATATAGGTACATTAACATTAATCCCAGTATTAGGTACCAGTCCTCCACCTCTATAATATTCACTAAGAGATATAGGAGCAGATCCTCCAAATTCATCTTGCAAATTTTGAAGAGATATTGGTCCTGATGATTGGAGAGTCATATTACCATCTCCCTACTAGTGAAACTTCAATATCAGACAATCTAGATTCTAATTCTTTAATGGCTTCTACGAATAATCCAGCCATATTACCATATGCAATAGATAGATATCCAGATTCATTAGTACTTACTAATTCAGGTAATACTTTCTCAACATCCTGAGCAATCAATCCAGATTGCCTAATATTAATATCATTTCTATCATAAGTAATACCTCTCAGATTCTTGATTTTTGATAGGGCATTCTTGATATTTTCAATATTATCTTTCAGTCTTTCATCAGAAGACGCAGTGACATTACCAGATGCTACTAAATTACCACTAACATCTACAGTAACACTAGCACTGGTGGACCCTCCTCCGAATATTCTAGTAAGAGCAGTAGTACCGCCAGAATTACCATAACCTATATACATGCCATCAGTAGGAGCTCCATCTACTCCAGTATTTTGAATTACTCTAGCAGCTATCCATCCATTAGAATAGTATACTGGAGCATTCACCCATGTACTATTACCAGCTAGTAATGTATCTATACTAGGAGTACCAGAGCCTAGCCTAGCTGCAGCTACAGTACCTGCATTAATATTACTAGCATTCTGATAATACGAACCATGTTGGCCGTCTAGTAAGTCAGCATCTAATCCCGAGGATGCTCCGTCGTTACCTGAATGCCAAATGGTATTACTAGATATAGTAGGTGCAGTAGTAAAATTATATAACCCACTAATAGTAGCGGCAGCATTCTTTAATGCCACATTGCTAGATAAGCTACCATCTGCCAAAGTCCCAGTAACTCCATTGGCTAGATTTATCTGATTCCATTCAGGAGTACTACCAGCACCAGTATTAGCTAAATATCTAGTTGCTGTGCCTGTAAATGCTAATCTAGATAAAGTATTAGTAGCTGATGCATATATTAAATCTCCTGTGCTATAGGCAGTCAGACCAGTACCGCCTCTAGTAGTAGCAATAGTTGATGCATTCCATGTCCCTGTAGTCACTGTTCCTAACGTAATAATACTAGATGACCCAGGCCATGCACTGAGTGCAGTATTTTCTACATTACCTAAGCCTACATCATTAGAAGTTAAGGTATCCCAAACTGGTGCTGCTGATGCTGAACCTGTGCCAGTTTGACGTAAGAATCTTCTAGATGCAGCAGTATTTCCTGACAATCTAGTAAGAGTAGTAGTGCCAGACGCATACAGAATATCTCCAAGAGTGTAAGTACTATTACCTGTACCTCCTCTAGGAATACCGAATGTTCCAGATGTAATTATAGCAGCATCTCTTACGTCTTGTCCATTGACTTGTACTTGTGAAGCTAATATATTAACAGAATCTATGGATGTTGCTGTTCTATCAATACGTAGCGCTGCTACATTTGTAGCTAAATCATCACTAAATGCTCCTATTTCAAACTGCTCAGTATTAGCGGTAATTCCCCAAATTCCATTATTAGCAGTAGCATCAGATTCTATAAATCTAATTCTAGCCAATGTACCTGAAATTACTACTTGATGGGATCCTGAGGACGATGCGAAAGTATGAATACCCGTCCATGTAGGAGCTATATTTTGATTTAAGGCAGGAGAAGCATCGCTTCTCATAAAGCTAGTAGCTACACCATTAACCGCCACTAGGCCAATACTACCAGTAGGATCAGCAGGGGATGCTCCTGACGGAATAGCCCATGTACCGTCTCCTCTCCAGAAAGTGGAAGAAGATGCTGACGTCCCAGAATTTAAATTAGTAACAGATAAATTACCAGTAACTCCATTGACTAAGTTAACTTGAGCCCATGCTGGATTATTTGAAGTTCCTGTATTAGATAGATATCTAGTAGCATTAGTATCTCTAGCTAAAGATGATAGAGTGTTGGCAGCACTGGCATAAATAATGTCGCCTTGAGCATACGAACCTAAGCCAGTACCCCCTCTAGCAATAGCCAATACCCCAGATCCTATAGAAGTAGCTGAGATAGATCCGAATCCTAGAGTAGTTCCAGATCTTCGTAAAATATCTCCATCAGCTGTTGCTATTATATCAGCAACATCTCCAGTACTATTAGTTGATCTACCTATTACGCTGAGACCCGAAGACTGTCTTATTAAAGAATTAGTAATAGCATTAGTTACTATTGAGATAGTACGATTAGCAGATAAATCTCCTCCTCCAGTCAGTCCAGTACCTGAAGATATAGTTCTGGTAGCTGGGACGGCTCCTACGGTGCTGATATTACCTTCGTGAAGTACAATACTACCGTTAATATATGCATTCTTTCCAGTATTCAGAGAGATGCGTAAATTACCGCCAGCTCCAGAGCCACTGTAGTCAATACCTTCTAACTCAATAACAGCACCAGAAGTATTAGCAGTAGTCAAGCCACCAGATATTATAGTACGTTCACTATTATTATTATGCCTTATAATACCGTCGCTACCTGTTGGTATAATAGGGCCATAGAATGTATGAGTAGGATCATCAGTAGGATTACCATACTGAATAGCAGAAACTGCAGTAGTGGCTCCTCTTGTAATAATTAAAATATCCCTGCCTGCAGCATCAGCATCCGTTCTTGTTCTAAGACTCAACACTCCAGCATCTAAGTGCATATCCCACGTAGTAAGATCGGATCCTGCTCCTGTTTCTTCTAGTATTATTCGTGGGTTTACACTGATTTGTTTTATGTTACCATTTACTGATATTTGAGATGATGTGATGTTGAGTATATTAGATAGAGAAGTAGTGCCATTACCTATTACATTAACATCTATTCTACTACCTCTAGCGCTACCAGACCAATTTTCAGTAGCAACCGATACAATAGATGCTCCAGAAGCATAATTCCCAGCAGTAGTATCATATTGACCTAAAAATCTTAATTCACCAACTATATTAGTATTTTGTATCGCAGTAGGAGACACTCCTCCTGGTATTCTGATGGAGTTTAATATTCCTCCCGCTGAAGTGCCTACTACAGATAAATTAGTGTCTGATGAAATATTAAGAGATGCCAGAGAAGATGAAACTGTTCCTGCTTTAATAGGAATAGTAGTTCTTATAGCTGCAGATCCTCCAGATAAGTAATTTCTGTCTAAGACTAAGAAAGTAACATCTGGATTTGTGTCGTCTAGTAGACCCTGAACTTGTAAAGTATCTGAAGTAGCTACTACTTGATACAATCTTCTATTAGCAGTACTGCTAGTATCATTTATTCTTAAGCGAGGAGTAAAAGTATTGATACCTGTTAAAGTATAATTAGCAGCAGGATCATAAGATCCTCCTCCTCCAGACCCTAGATTAGTTAATAGTACTCTTCTAGCTAGACCAGAAGAAGCCTGATAAGTCATTACATAATCTGTAGCTGCATTTGGAGTGGCATCTGCAGTTAATCCATTTATTAATGCACCAGCATTTGCTACAGTAAACACATCACTACTATTTACACGTAATGACTTACCTGTATTTAACATGAAATTCGCAGTACCGCCTAATCCAGAGCCACCATAATCTTGACCTTCTAATACTAATACTGCTCCAAATGCTGAATTAAAATCACTGCCGCCACATAAGACAGTACGACCAGTATTTACAGACTTACGAATTCTGCCGGTCAGCAGATTAGTAATGATATCTCCATTAAAGCTATGAGTAGGATTATCAGTACCGTTGCCATATTCCACAGCTGTCAAGGCAGTTCCAGATCTTACTGCAGATAATATGTTTCTGGATGCTGAGGCGTCGGAGCTAAGTGCTGATAATGATAGCGTAGCATTATCCCCGAATATTCTCCATAGGTCATTATCAGTAGTACCGCCAACATCAAGAAATCTTAATTCAGCAGGATTATTTTGAATTAATACAATACCATTAGGTGTCTCGTCAGATAAGCCAAGATTTATACTACTAGAAATATCATTAATAGTATCTGCTGATAAATTTAATATAGTATTTTGAGCACTTAGAGCAGTAATAGATATAGTAGATATATCATTACCTACTCTTGATACGCTAAAGAAATCACTAGATATCGCAGCCGCGTCATTCACTAGAGCTAGTCTAAATATCTCAGAACTAGCATATATATCCCAATTCTTCTCATCTGTACCACCATCAGTTTCATTTAATCTCACTATAGGAGTAGTGCCAGATACAACAAATGGGGATGTCAGTGCTTGAGATGTTATCGTTAAATCTACTCTATTATCTACTAAATTATTAGTTGCACTAATCGAAACTCCAGATCCAGCTATAATATTAAGGCCTAATTGCGATGCTATTAGACTAGAATTTGCATATATATCGATACCATCGCCGTTAGGATTCTGGATAAATGAATTGTAGCTAAACGCTGTAGCTCTATGAGATACTCTTGCTGTTACAGCTGACCAAGACTGAGCTGATGTAGCTTCCTGATGTCTTGTAACAGTACATATATCACCAGATCTACTAGTACATAAACATATTTCATATGCTTTAGTAATAGTATCTTCTATAGTAATTATGAATGCTTCATTAGCTCCCGGAAGAGGGAATTTAGATCCGGTTCCTGAAGCCAATACTATTACAGTATCACTAGGGGCTACTGCTGCTCCTAATTGAACATCTGCATTATTCGCGAATAATAACTTAGTGACTTGAGCCATTAGAACTCACCTACTTATTCTGAAGCATTAATTGCAACTTGATCGATATAAGATTCATCAATAGCACCAATTCTTCCAGATGTTGGGATGATATAAGATTGACCTGAATTACTACTTAATATTACTTCTATATCAAATAGTTCTGATGCTACATTTACTTCGGTACTGTCTACTATACCAGTTTGGATAGTAAATAATACCAATGGAGCTGGCGCTATTCTGTAGAATATATCGGCAAGGGCTTTGAGATTTGGAAATTTTAATATATCGTAATCTACACCAACTAGATTAGTTAAATACCAACTACCACCATTTTCTACTAAATCTTGACCTATGGGTATTTCTGATAGTGGAACTAGATTTTGATAAATTCTGGTAATACCGGAGATATTTACTAGAGTTCCAGTAACAGGAGCAGTATTGAATGTTAAATTGTAATACCCTGAAATATAGTCAAATACTCCCTCTCCTCCTTGATTACTAAATAATCTGCCTGCTCTTGATATTCTAATTTGCTCTACATAAGTAGATCTATCTACAGTAGCAGATGCCGGTATTAAGATACTTACGTGGGCTGTAGCAGATGTAGCAGTAAATAGTATTCTAGCATAATGAGCTTGGACTACTCTATCTACTGATCCGTACTGAGTTCCTCCTGCTGATGTCCCCACATTTAATCTTAATGAAGTACCTTCAGCTATATAAGTTTCTACTACATAAGCGGCTCCTACTATAGTAGAAAATGAATATCTTATTTCAGGATGATTACCTGATGTATTATCTAGTAGAGTTAATTTTAATTTTCTAGAATCAAAATCAAATCCAGTAGAATTATTTGCGCCTGTAGTGGCGTCATTCCAATTAATTATATTAGTATTAAAATTCTGTACCAATAAATCATAATATTCTCCTGAATCAGTAAATACTTCAGAAGAAGTAGATATAGAATTAAATGATAATATCGGTATTATATTAGTTATTCCTGCAGAAGAAATACCTATTCTATCTCCTTTTCCAATAATCATATCGGTAATTAATGGAGTAAACTCTTCTTCTTGAAACGGTAATCCTACAGCAGGTATCGATCCAGGAATAGCTACCCAAGTACTAGTAGATTCTTTAAAATAAACTGGTATGATATTTATATTAGATCCATTATTATCTATCCACCAGTTAGCTCCACCCGCCACAAATCTCGTATTAGGCAGAGTATCTGTCCACATCAAGTAAAATTTCCCTATTCTACCATCTAGAGAGAAATACTGGGTGTTCAGTTGTAAGGGAGATGATATATTTCTTGCAGAGCCATCAACATGTCTAAATGATGTTCCGGTTATTCTTATAGATCCATTTAAAGTATTGCCTGAAGAATTCTGATTAGCATAAAATACTAAATCTCCTAACATACCTTTTGATATTACATCGTTTTCTGAATTATAAGTACCTTCAGGCACTGAAGATAATCCTGGACTAAATGGCGCTGGGCCAGCTAGATTATTAAAAGATGCTGATCCAGATGATATTATAAGAGGTAGATTAATTGCTGTTCTATTAGAATATAGATTAAATATCTCTACCTTGGCTCCTATATTATAAGATAAGAACTTTATAAAATAGCTAGTTCCTGAAGTCTCATAAAAGAAGGGTAAATCAGCTATGAGTCTTCGTCTGTCCATTTCATTAATATGAGCAAATGGAACAAAGAATCCTAGCAATCTCATCAAACTGCCAAGAAATTCAGACTCAGCTTTATCCGGACTTCTTAATTCTATAATTTTATTACATAACTCTCTTACTTGATCATATACTATCTCCTCTGCAGATTCAATATATGCCTTTATCCAAGGTACGTCCTGATAAATTTCAGGGAGAAGATCAGTTAATTTTACTGTCATGATCTAGTGCTTGTTATCATGTTTATGGTAGTACTATTTAAATTGGCATATTCTCTTTTATCTAATATCAAGTCACTAGTAGGGCCTAGTAATTCAACAAAATCTACTCCGTCTACTGACTGAATAGCTTGATATATCTCAGATAAATAGTAAGCTCTGCCCAATGACCCTATTTTAAGAGAAAACAGATCGCTAATAGCTGATTGTACAGCGTTTTGTACTCCATTAGGATCGTATCCTAACTTGTAATAAATATTAGCAGTAATTCCTACATTAACTTGTATAGGATCTAATATTTTTATTGCTGTAGTAACATGTTTATATGTAGAAATAAATGTCAAGAAATCTGAATAATTCTGAGAGCTAAATACTCCACCAGACTCAGGTAGAATAACTAGCCTCACCACATTCATGCGACTATTCTCTCCAGTAAAATCTTCAAATTCAGCCCACACATTTATGTCAGCTATGTCTACTGAAGGAAATTGTAAAGAGATAGCTTTCCAATCCTGCCTAGTGATACATCTTTCAGCTGAAGCAAATAATCTAGGAGCAGTGAATCTTAATTCATCTACTGACTCTTGATCAGCCCCACCTGAAATAGCATCTGTATTAAACCCTACTACAGTTAATTGACCAAACACTGTATTAACAACACTTGATAACTTTACAGGAAGATTAGTTTGTGCTGTGTTGGCATCTTTACCTATAGAATCAGCATAAATAATTTGTATAAGCTGACTAGGACCTGGTACTGTACCGAATAGTCCATTACCAAATATTATCTTGATAGTACCATCAGGTTGAGTTCTCTCTAAGAAGGCATTATCTAAGGATCCATATTTTGCTAGAGAAACTCTTTCCCTAATATATGCAGAATTATCTACAGTTACTCTGAAGAAATTCTCATCCGCTACAAATCCTGAAGATACGGATATTTGTTGATTAGTAGCTCCTGTTCCAACACTACTTCTTGTTATAATCTGTCCTTGAGAAAGAAGTACATCAGACACTCCTGTAGCTCCAGCAGCTATGGTAATATCTTCTGGATTATAAAATACCACACCATCTATATCGAATTGATTATATGCAGGTATAGTTACTGAACTAGGATATGGAGCTTCGATACTTAAAGTAACTCTAGTTCTGGCTGAGACTCTTCTCTTAGGAGATACTCCTAGCATCAGAGCTAAGGTATACACAGAGGTAGGCAGTACAGCACTATCAAAACCAGATACTTCTTGAACTGCTCTTTCAATATTAAATTGAGAAAATGATCCTATACCAGCTAATAGATCTAGTAGTATAGTACCGGTAGACGAATTTAATAAATCTCTCCATGCGTCGGATCTAGATTGAACATTTGTAGATAATTGTTGAAGAATATCTTCATAATCCGGTCTATCAGCTGATAGTTGTACTGTCATAGTTCTCTACTCTTTATTATATCTTGATAAATACCAATTAAACTGGTATTGGCTATACTATATACTAACATAATTTCCCAACTGTTCTTATTAGGATATCCTGTTATTGAAGATCTACTTTCATCAATAATCACTCGAGGATCCCATCTATTAATTATTTTAATAATATGGTTTAACAGTCTCAACTCTATACCTGGGCCCATAGGTTGAAATATATAATCTTGTATTTTCGATCCAAATTCACTAAACATGAATCTCTCGTTCTGAGAGATCATTAAAATATTTCTTATAGAATTATTTACTGAATCTTCTCCAAATAAGAGCTCAGGTTTCGCGCTCTTATTCCTAAATTCAGGGTTTATATCTGAAAACAATACAGTAGAATTCGCCATAAGTAAGGTTCCGAAGCAGAGGGTAATACGCTCTTAAACACTCTAACAAGTTTCCTACGGTGCTTAGACATCAGCCCCTCGGGGGCTGGCCGGGCTTATCCTTAAACGGCTTATACAGCTTCTCACGAGCTCTATCTATATTCGGTTGACATGACGTCTTCTTTAGGAAGGACAAGTCTGTACTATTGTCCGAGAAAGTATTTTTTATGGATGATATTAACTTTTGAATATAGCTATCTTTCTTAATCATACTAAGCTACTCTTTTCCGTTTATACTTGATGTTCTGTACTCCTTTACATGCCCATACTTTCCCTTTATATATTGCATATCTCCAACTAGGGCCACAATCTGACCATGTAGCTTCCTTGCCGTAAATAAGTGCTCTTCTGAATCCTACTTCATCTCCTATAATCATATCAATATTAACAGATCTAAATTTCTTTTGTAGTTCTTCTATAGTAGAGTACATGTCATAATTTCTTATCAGGAGAAGTTTTAATAATAGCTATCGTATCCTTTGGTAGCTTATTTTGGCCAATACTAGAAGCTAGAGAATCAACAACTCTAGGAATCTGACATTTGATAAATCCATCCGGTATAGGAAATTTAGAATCCCAATATGCAATATGCCCAGCAGTATAATTACTCGAAGTCATGTCATCCCCTGATTAGGTGAGTTGGTGTTAGAAGATCCACTATCAACTCCTCCGTGAGTATGAGAATTATAAGTTGTCCTCATCTCAGTCATTGTTCCATCTAAATCGGCTACTTCAGCTGCCCCAGTTATATTATCTGAAACATTCAGAGTACCATTTATCTGAACAGGGCCATTAAATGTAAACTGAGAAGCAGTGTGATCTTGATCTCCAGTATTAGTTGTTACAGTACCTGGAGTAGTAAGTGAAATATTGCCGTCTGTATTTATATTAACGACTGTACCGTTGGCTAGAGTGATTTCTACAGAATTATCTTGTAAGTTTATTCTTAACCTATTACCTTTAGGATCTTGATAGCCATAATTATATGGATAATTAGCTAAAAGCTGAGAAGATACTTGACGATTAAACTCTCTAGGAGCTCCTACATAAAATAGACTGTAAATATCTCCTTTATATAATTCTACAAATACTCTAGAACCTACTTCAGGCAGGACTAAAGATCCGTATCCAGATTTTGATCCATGGCCAGATGGATATATAGGAGATGCCCAAGGTAGTTTGTCGTTAGGTATCTTAGTTCCGTGAAGTTCTAGTATCTTTACACGAATTCTTCCTAACTGCTTTGGATCATTATTATCAACAACTTCCGCTATATATTTATCATACAGTTTTCTAGAGAATATATCTCTTGGAGCACTAACAAAACTCATAGTAAATCAGTCCTATCTCCAGAATCACTAGAAACAGTATTGACACCTTCTTTAGTTAGCCCATAATTAATAGTAATAGCTCCATTAATTAGGAAAGTGCCTATATGAGTAACAAAATATTCTCCTGAATAATTCATTCTTAGTGATCCAGGAGTATCTTTCTGTTCTTTAAACATTACTCTATCTAATAAAGCAATCTTTTTAGGCCTATTAGTAATTACTTTAATAGTATCTGAAAATGTAGACAACAATCTGATATTCTGATTATATGACTTAAAGTAATTCTTATGAGTATTTCCTATATCTATAGGTCCGACTTCATATCGCGTAGGTTTAGCTAAATCTTTATTAATAGCCAATTTCTCGGTAGATTTCTGAATATTATCTACATGTACAGAATTATACTCCCCACTAATAAAATTCTCATTACCAGAGACTACTCCGTATCCTCTCCATCTATTTAAAGTACCAGAATTAGGAGAAGACAACATGGACGTTACAGCTACTTCTTTATCTTTAAGAGGTATAAACATCACATTAGTATTAATGAAATCCCATACCGGTGATGATTTAATTCTGTCTCCTAAATTAAAGAATTTTAATACTCCGTCTTTAGTTACACAATTTACAAAACAAGAATTATTATCTTTCCAAGCATGACGAGCTACTTCATGAAGAAATGCGCCAGATGTCTGCCCTGCTTGGTACCATATCTGAGTATCATTAGAAGTATCCCCATCAAACTTTAAATTACATTTAGTAGCTATTTTCTCAGCTACTGAAGATGATGATCCTTCATAATAATCAAATGCGGCTATTGAAAAATATTCAGGAGAATTATAATAAGCCAAAATATTTAATATATCTACATTTGATTCAGTAACTATTTCACATTTAAATACTCTAAATGACATCCAGGTATCAGATCCCTCTTCCATACCAGAAGATTTATTTTCTTGACTTTGATCTACTGTAGGAGTCAGAGATATTTCTATGATAGATCCATCATATATTGGTATTAAATTTCTATCATAAATTGGATCTACTAGCTGCATTTCTAAAGTAGGTAGCAAATCACTAGCGTTTTCAAATATAGCTAAGTGTCTGACACTAGATAGAAGTAGATCATATTTTTCCTCATTAATCTTTAGCGAAATATTATATTGACCAGAAATACTCATATCACAGGCTTAGTAATTTGCACTGATAACTGTTTTCTGCTAGCAGATCTAATAGATTGATAATAAGAGTCTATATCTACAATAGATGGTATAGTTAAATCTAATCCTGCTACTACATCTTTAGCTGGATTTAAAATACCGTTAACTAGCGCTATCAGCCAATACATAGTATAGGTATTATAATACTTTTCAGATATCAGCCATAGTCTTCCTTCTTCATGCTGCATCACTTTATGTACTCTTACTCTACTTCTATTATAGTATCTAGAAAAATCTATCCACTTAAATGATAATAAATCTAGTTCTAGTCTATCATTAACTGTGGTCTTATTAAAGAAATCTCTTCTATTATATTTAGGTAGAGACATTATATTCTTCTCGCAGTAGTTACTACTTCACTTATCTGACTAGACGATGACGGGAATTTAAAGAACTTCTCAATTTTATTTCTGTCTGGAGTCATCCATGTTGAGAAGGTTACTTCGGCAGAGGCTTTCATAGGAATTCCATCTGGATCCATAACGGAACTCCATCTAGGGATTACACTCTTTACTATAAGTCTATCTAATACAGCAAATTTACCTAAATATAAAACAATGTCGTCTCCAGTACCGGTAGATGTTCTCTTACGAATAAAGTCTGATGCAGAGTCCAAGCCAATTTCCTTAACAATATCAGCAGCTAATTTGCCAAAATCAACATTAGGCCCAGGAGGATCATACATGGCTGCTCCATTTGCATCTCTTAGAGTAGGTGCAGCTAGCTTCATTAATCTGATTATTGGAGTAACTACTTCATCCCAAGCTCCTGATTTCGATACTCCATTAATACCAGGTTTCTTCTTACCTGTAGCAAAGAATTCTATAGGTAATCTTATATTGATAGGAGCACTACCTTCCCACACTTGAACAGATGCAGCTTGGAATTTTAAAGATATACCTCCTAGAGCTAATATATTTCCAAACGTACCATGACCAAAAGATGCAAATGGAGATGACCAAGAAGAAGCTACTTCAAAATCAAAATTTACTGGTAATTTGCCTACAACAGTTTGACTAGGGTCGTTATTTATTTCCACAATAATATCATATGGCCCTAATTTTTCTATACTCATTATACTAATACTCCAGCATTAGCTAAATTTAATCCTAAGTCATCAGGTCTTGTTGGCATAGCGGTAGGAGATAACTGAGGTCTTGTATTATCTGCCTGTGGAGAAGTATATGTGGTATTTGCCTTATTATTTGAAGCCATGATACTAGCCAGTTTATTATAATCTATTGTATCTTTAATTTCAGGAATAATAGGAGCAGGAGTCGGTACTGGAGCGATGAGTGATGCCGAAGGTGGCGATTTAGCACTCGGTACTGACGGAATCTGTGTAGAAGGTAAACTGCTCTTTTTGTTGCTAGTACTAGATTGTGATGATTCTGTTGATCTTTTTTCTATTATTTTATCTTGCTTACTTTCTGATTTCCTGTCTTTAAATGGGTTTAAATCCTTTACTGCATCTTTAAATCCTTGTTTGATACTATCTACTTTTTCATCGATCGTCTTAGATATTTGACCAGTTATATTACTAGACCATTCTTTTACTTTATCATATATAAAGGGCATTAGAGCTGATGCCCCTAAGATAGCCATAGAAGCTAATCCAACAGGAGACGTAAGAAATTGGAAAATACTGTTCATCATCAGTCTTTCCCATACTCTATTAACTGAATGCTTAACTCCTGTTATCTTATCAGATAATACTTTCTTACTATCTTTTAATTCTTCTATTATATTTTGCAGTTTTGCTGAAGACTCTTTTTCATTAATTACTATTTTATCTTGAATCTCTTTATTAGTTTTTATTGATTCGAATATAACTGATGTCTGCTTATTTATATCAGTATGAATATTATCTAAAATAAGATTTGATTTTTCTTTTGATTCTTTATCACTGGATGAATCTTCAATGGTTTTAGTAGGCTCTTTTAATACGTTTATTTGATTAGTAGACGATTGAGTATTTGATACTGGCTCGTCGATGACTACATCATTCTTATCTTGCTTGTCCGACATCTTCTTAATAAATGTCGAAGTATTTTGTACTAAATTCTTAAGTCCAGAGTATGCATCTTTTATACCTATTCCTTCTTTTTCCAAGATAGGCCCAAGTAAAGCTCCAAATGGGCCTAATAATGATGCTCCAAAACTAGATACTGCGTGTGTCTCCACTGCTCCCGTAGCTTCATTTATTAGAGAAGATGATGAAGATTTTATAGATAACTGTCTGTCTATTACATCAAATGCTCTTTTAAATAAGCTTCTATCTTCTTCTCTAGAATCTCTATCCTTGTGGGATTCTATATTATCTGTCTTAGTCTTATCTTCTATTACTGTTACTAGAGACTTAATTGATTTGTTAGTATTTCGTGTTTCTTCTGATAATTCCCCTAATGAAGAAGATATTACTTCAGGAGTAGCTTTTGTAGATTCAGGTTGAATTTCTTGTTGTGTTAACTTCTGATCAATACTGGTTACTGATTCTTTAATTGGCTTCTTATCTGGATAGTCCATCAGGATTTCTCAAGTCATCGTTTAGTATTTCGAATAATTCGTATGTGAGAGAATAATCATGATCTTCACTTACTTGGTAATTCAGATGTTTCGCTAAATGATAAATCACTTCTGAAATCTTTAATGACGGTAATCCTGGGAGTAAGGTCTGAGAATCGAAAGGGAAAGTAAATATCAGAAGCCTGATACTTACACTCCTTGCATTTATCAGATAATAGCCTAGGCAGCCCATGACTAAACACAGTCTTTAGAGAATCTATTTTTACAATGATTTCTGGGCCATCGGGATCTGCTTCTATCTCTTTCAGGGCCTCTAGATTATGATATAATGATTGGCCTGTTACTAGCTGTAGTGCTTGGCAGGCTTGATCTACATCTTCTTGAGTAAATGCCCCATCATCATTAATTTCTGATAAGTATTTTCTAGCTAGAATTTCATCTCCTACTCTAGGTAATCTTAGAGACAATTTTCTATTCTCTGTCTTCAAAATTACTGGCTCGGAATACTCGCTAGACAATTCTACTATATTTATCTTAGTAAGATCTATTACTAATGAATTAGTGTGCTTATTCTTGCACTTCCACTCTAGCGACAATGGATAATTGCGATAAGTATTAATTCTTAGCCAGGCTAATACAAACCAGAAATCGCCATGGGTAAGATCTAATACAGGAATGCTTACAGCATCTCTTATTATTTCAGCTATAGATAGACCAGATGTTCCATCTATAGATGATTGAATCTGACGTACTTCACCGACTTTTAGTGGTCGTATTTTGCACTCTTTCTGAGTATAAGGCTTGAATTTTGAAGGTAGAGATATAGAACTCCACAACTCCGTTGACTTCTTTTCTGACATAATAACCTTCCATAACTAATTAACCTAATCTACTAAATGTATTACTAAACTTACTAAGTAATGAGCTTATTGCACTCTTTATAGAGGCGTCTTTACTATCTAACGATATATCATTAACAACAAATGACTGAGTAACTTTTACTATTTCACTAGATGCTGAATAAGAAAATTGGCCTATTCTAGTAGTAGAAGGCCAAGCATTTTTTATCTTAATACTCAACATCTCTATATTAATAGGACTTACTAGCTGTAATATTAAATCTCTCTGATATACATATGGGTAATTGAAAGTACCATCACTATTCTGTATCAATCCTTTCCATGCATATATCTGCTTTATTACTCTAGCATCACTATGTTCATATAATGTAACTGTCATTTCATCCATATCAGATGGCTCAGTAGCATAATATGATGTCTTACCATCCCTAACCCAACTACTCTTATCTACATTTCTCATAGGAACAGTTACTGATTCAATATCATATGGACTTATATTAAAATCTAATGGAAATACTAGCCTCCATCTATAATTACGTAATAAGCTAAATGATCTTATAAATTGAGAAAATATATTATCAGGTACAAATTGTCCTAGCCTTCTAGCTATTACATCTACTGTTTCGATTGGTGAGTCTGACATTTTATGGTGTCATTGCATGAATATCATAAGAAAAAGTTGCAGATATAGATACTGCAGACGAGGTGTCTCCTCTTAATGGCACATCACTAACAGACTGAAGAAATAAACCAGCAAATGTTATTTGACTGATTGTCTTTCTATTAAGATCTAGTAATTTTAATATACCTACGGTCTTAGCTTCTATTTGAGTCCCTAGAATAGAATTGAATAAAATTTCTCTCCATGCTCTAAGAGTAGTATATATAGTTAGATCGTTATTTTCTTCATAGGTTATAGCTACAGTTCTAGGATAATCTCCCTTACCTGTATGCTTTAAAGTAAATCCGAAGTGATTAGATTCAAATGTATCTACTGAAAATCCTGGGATAGATGCTGACGTAACTAGCATTCTCATTACATCAGTATTACCAGCTACTGGAATAGTAGGGATGATGAATTCATAATTATAACTTCTTAATGGATTAGATGCTCCACGAACATCATTCAGTGTAATCATACTAAATTATCTCCAATATTAAGCAGTGCGGCTAGATACTAACTCACTAAAATCAGCACCTTGATCAGTAAGTATTACGTTAACTGTAATATACTCAGCCGCAGAAGTCGGCTTTACATAAACATCAACAACTAATCTATTAGCTTATCTCACAGCAGGAGGATTATTATCTTCATCGCATTTAACGAAGAATCCATTATCTATAGAAGTATCTAAATCTCCACTATCTGCAAACTGTTGCAGAAATGAAGATATCCTCTGAGACACACGTAATCTAGTAAATTCATTATTCAGTTTAAAGATTACATCATCTAGAGAATCCTTTATACCTCTCTCAATAATAATTAACAACATTCTAACATTAATTCTATTAAGAGGCGATACTTGACTAGTCAGGGTTCTGTTGCCCCATACTAAAAATCCAGTACCAGGCTTTCTTCTTATATAATTTACTTGATTAGTATAGAGTATACTCTGATCTCCTGAATCATAAGTCTGATATAGAGACTGTACATTAAGAGTAGTATCAGTACCAGCAGGGACGCTACCAGCAGTATTATTCTCAAAATTCTTAGCGAACTGAGCAGCCACATATCCAGTCACTGGAACATATAGGTTGACACTGTTATACTGATCATAATCTAATACGTCTGAAGTATAAGCAGCAGCATAAGTACTATTTATACCAGATGTGTTTCTTCTCCATATCACAGCTCTTGATGCTTCTTGTTCTGAGGTAGGTACATGAATAATAGCCAGAGAATCTTTACGAGTCTCAGCAATCTGTACCAATCTCTGCTTTACGGCTAAGCTAGTATAGCCAGGATCAATAAGCAATCTGACATCCACTTCCTCAGTATTATTATATAGATCCCACCCGCTAAGTAACTGAGCATCTGTAATTGTAGAGCCATTAGACGCTTGAGTAAATGTTCCTACAATAGCATATTCATATGATGCGGTAATAGACGCTAAGTTAGCAGGAGGAGTATTAAATATCAGAGAAATAGATCCAGTAATATAATTAATAGTACCAGTACTACCCGAAGATCCTATCATATCTCCGGCAAAATTATCAGTAAAAGATTCTCCTCCACCTGAAGTAGTAACGGATCCAGGAACAATGTTAGGTTGAGATAGTGTTATAGTAAAATTAGTATTCGTACCATTACCAGTACCAATAACATCAGATACTACATTATGTCTTGGTAGTATTGTGTTAGATAAATTAGCATTATTCTTTACTCGTATATAATCCGAGTTATTATTTATCTTATCCTCTAAGAATAATTGTCTACCAAATCCATCGGTTTTCAATTGCCTAGATACAGTATAAGTTTCTCTTAGTATTGACGAACCGCTAACAGTTTCATATACTTGAATATCAAATGTTAGTTCTGCAGTATTTACATTAGTTATTCTAACTGATATACTATTACCCCAAGCTCCTGGATTATCTGCGAATACTGCGAATACCCCATTAGCAAATCCTGAAAATGAAAAAGTAGACGGGTCTACTACGCCAGAAGATAATGCAGAAGAATTAGTACTACCACCGGTACCATTAATTACTACTCCACCATGCAATGCAGCATTTGCTACTCTAGTAACATACAATTCATCGCCCTGCCTCAAGTATTGCAGAGCTGCATAATGCATGTAACTAAGAGAAGCATCAGGATTGCCAAACTTATTTAGAAACTCTTTAGTATTTGTTACTAAAATTCTCTCGTTAATACGCCCACGATTAGAAGCGCCTACTACAGCAGCTGCTATATTAGCAGGTCCAATAACTTGCTGGGCTAAGTTAGTCTCGAGGACTTCTAGTCCAGGATAGCTTAAAGTCATTTATCCATCCTCCGAATTCTATTTAAACTGGGAATACTTCATCGGGTCTAAGAACATAGACAGTAGATTGTACTTGGAGTATTAATTCATTACTATCCCTGACATTTGTCAGAACTATTGTATCAAGAGTAAATGGGAATTTCTGAATATATACAGTACCTTGATCTTCTATTGTTGATACAGATGGCCTCACTGATTCTGGCTCTTTGAATACTATATTGCCTTTAAACTGTACTGGATTCAGTTGAGACTCAGAAAATCTAAAATCCATAGCAGTATGATGTTCTCCGATATTGACTGCCCAGTATTCAAATAACTCAGTAAGTTCTGCAAATGACGTGGTGTACTGATATATTACATATTCCAGAGATATCTGCTTACCATCAGCTAAAGCTACTTCGCCAGTTATTGTATCTTCTCTTAGTACAATATCTCTGATGGCAGCTTTTGACGATGATGACGAGTTTACTCTAGATACAGAATTTCCTCTATATACTATTACAAAAGGAAATCTTCTTGTAGCAGTATCTGGCTCGTGGTTATTCTGTCTACTAGCTAGTTCAATAGATCGTAGATGAGTATTCTCATCTTCGACTAATTCTAATTTAACTCTAGTTGAGGGATACTTTAGACTATTTAATCTGCCTACCATTCCTGCAACGTGAGTAACTACAGCAGTATCTATGTCTATTAACATTACATTACAGTATCCATATCAATAAGTTTCTTTACTCTAGCAGAATTCACTAATTCATCTGAAGAATCTTTTATCTTTTTAATAGATTCTGATATTCTAATAAATTCTCCATTTTCTTTTATTCTAACTACTTCCATATCTGTATCATTGTTATAATATTCTACTAAAACATATTCTTTAGTAGACACAAGTATATTATTCTTTTTCTTATTTATCTTCGATCCTACTTTCCTTATCTTGTTAGAAGATACTGCTTGAGTAGTCATAGGCCCTAAACTAGCTACAGTAGTCGTCATTTAAATGTTACTCCTCTTTGAACTACCATAGTTACTCTTTTACCATGTTGTAATATTTCATGATATGCATTTGTCTTCACTATTCTAAACCATTGAAAGCTCTCGTCACTTATTGCATCAGCACTGAATGTTTCGATCTTTACTAATGTGCCCTTAGGCAAGTTATCTATTAATCTAACAATAGCTACTAGTGGTACATTATTTTCTTCTGAAGCATCACTAAAAGACAATAGTAATCGATATTCTTGCCAATTAATGACCATAGGTATTTTATGAATATTTTCAGAGGATACTACAGTAGTATCTCCGTACACATTCGTAGATATACTCTCAGGCCTAATAACAGATACCATCTGTCCAGATTTATCTATCCAATCATCTCTATATTTTATCAACCTAGGTATCGATCTCTCAACATACATTCTAACTGGACTTGGCATACTTTATACCGATTAATACAGATTCGCCTTTCAACATCTTCTTGACTATAGATACTACTGCTCCGTAGTGATCATCTACATTGCCGTACTGATTAGATACTATAGCTTTAGCTCTATTCCACTTAGATTCTACATCGTCAATGGATTTAGAATATTTTTTAGCTAGGGATTTTACTAAGACTGATGGCATATCTAGAGCTGCTTTTATCTAAAGAAAATAATTCCGCCACTCATTTCTAGTTATCCTAACCGACGTGACTATATTAAATAATAAATTACTTAGATTTTCTTACTTTACGACGAGATTCCATTTTATCATCGTCCTTATTGTCATCATCTTCGTCTTTATCAGTATCTTCCTTCACATCATCCTTATTGTCGTCATTTTCGTCATCATTCTCTTTTATCTTACGTCTGCTAGATTCTTGCTTATTTTCGTCTTCGTCCTTATCATCGTCATCAGCAAGATCCTGATCTTCAGCATCAGTAATAGACACAAGAGCAGACTCATCAGCTTCAGAGAATATGCACTTAGCAGAAGATAACAGCTTAGCCTTAGATTCTACATTAAGATCTGCTACTCTCTTAGTAACTTTAATACTGGTATTAAGTCTACCTGTATCAAGATTAAAAGATTCAGAAAATGCATCTACCAACTTCTCAGTAGGTAGATCTCTACTATCTCTGGCTATGGCTTCCATAAGATCAAGAGATTCAGTTTTGAACTCTGTCTCGTGGTGTACTCGTTCAAGCAGATTTTTCAAGTCTGCCTTAGTTTCCACTTTGACTTGAAGATCTTTACCCGATACCCTAAACTCAATAACAGGATAACCTCCTTTATTTGAGATTCGAATACCATCCCCTTGATAAAACTCTACTACAGTTGCTCCGTTATTAGCCGACAGTCTCATACCTGATTTGCCAACTACATAATTGGCATCTCTTATTTCAATAGTCTTCATGTTGCACCTCTGTGATTATGGCTAATGATTACTGAGCGTTAGCCATCACACCATTGAGGCGACCCTTAGCTGAAGACCAGACTCTTATCAGCTTCTGAGGTAATAGTCCTAAACTCAGATTTTCATAAGCAGCAAAGGTACGCTGGAAGAATACTCGGTAATCAGCACCACTTTCGCCTACTTCAACAATGATACCACCAGCTGCCTCTTCAGCTCTAAAGCTAGCAAACATAGGAGATACAGAATTAGGTAGATTCTGAGCTGAGTTAGCACTGAAGCGCTGATAGGCTACTACGTTATTACCAGTAGCAGCTCCGCCTGTGATTGTAACAGCACCAGTGCTGTAATTAACAGTACCAGTACCAGCTGGAGCTCCAGTCAGTACACCCTGGCCATTATCGGCATAGGTATTAGTACCATCAGTAATCACCACAGTACCAGGAACTACTGGTAGATTATCGATGGTTCCGGTGGATGCACCACCTGAATTAGTACTAAGAGCCTCGCCAGAAACTGCTACGCCAGGATTTCCAAATACAATTTCACCGTATAACATGCTAGTATACCTTATTTAAGTTAATCAGATAAAATCGAACATTTAACTATAAATATCTTGAGTATTGTTATCTATCTACACTAATCTGCTTTTCTAGTTGAGCAGCAGATCTATTCCACTTTTCTAGTTCTTCGTCAATAGTATCTATCTTTTTCTTACTACTAGATACTTCATCAGTATAGAATTCAATTTGCATCTTCTCAGTAGAAGATAGCTTATTATTAGGAGTCGCATTCATAATAGTAAGCCATCTAGTAAGATCATCTATTCTATTTACTAGATTCTTCCTTTCAGAAATCAAATACTGCTGACGAGTATAAATAATTAGGCTCTGGCTCTGCTTCAGTATTTGATCTGATGTTTTAGTAAACTGATCTTCTGCTTCTGCTCTAGTAATAAAATACTGGCTTATCGCTACAGTAGCCAGAATAATTGATACTACGCTACCTCCTACTAACTTCATAAGAGTAGCCCTCTTACTAAACCATTCAAAGTGATCATGAGATTTATCTTGAGCAGTCATCCACTTATTAACCTCTCATCTTTAAGAGCTCTAGTCATAGCTATTAAATGCTTATCTAATCCAGGATAATTCTTTGGGTTAACAGGTCTCCCTGTACCTAAAACAGTAAATTCGCTAATTCTTCCGAACTGAGCTTTTATTCTAGCATTATTATAACCAAATGCGTACTTGTACCACGGACTAGAACATCTTACTAAAACTCTGTCTTTACTTATAGATGGTCTATAATCTTCAATCTTTACATCCTTAGGTAGAACAAATTGCATTTGAGCAGTTCTTCCTGATGGCGAATGCCTATCTTTAGTCACAGCAGTAAATAAAATAGTTCTGGTACCCTTGGATCTGGTAATATTGAGTTGGTCTACATATACACTATTCGCATTAGTAAATAGTATAGGCTTAAAGCTATTAGTAGAACTAATAAGCTCAGCTATAGTTGCCATAGTTAAAGTACCAACTCACTAGGTCTATAGTCTCTAATACTACCATTGTCCAGCTTTATCATATATACTTCATCATCAGTACCATAATTAAGAATACTAGTGACTTTACCGGTATCACCATCTTTAGTCATCACTCTGTCATCTACCTGAAAATGATCTTCTTTTAGTACTGATTCTTTACTGATTTCAGTATCCATAACAATTATTTGATAACTCGGTCCTTGGCCAGTAGGTAATTGCACCTTTACTTCTGCATTCCCAGCACTAATCACAGTTCCAATTAAATCTCTATCTTCACCTGATAAATCTTTAGGCACTCTTACCTTATCGCCTACTTTGAAATCAGATTCTAATATCTTATTCTTAAATTCATCAACATTAATCCTAGCATTTCTGCATGCCAAAATCATAGTGTGGTGGGGTAATCGAGTATTCGATTCAAGAGCCAGTATACTACATACTGATCTTATCACTTTCTCAGTATAACCTACTTTTCTCATTTTACTTTTAATATTTACTACATTAAACACAGTGTATCTCCTAAAATATCAAATAGCAGACTTATCTGCTAATTCAGAGTTCTTCTTTAACCACGCTAGGGCTTTGCCCTTACTAAATACTGACATCTTTGAAAATTTTACTGCTAATTCCTGAGGAGACATATTTATGGGTCTATATTTATATTTAATATTATTTATTCTTATAGCAAATAAATCGCTATCTACGCCTATCATATTAAGATCTAACCCATCAGTTTCAATAATATCTATAAGATTAGGCATCTTTATCTCTTATCCACCAAAATTTAGAATTAGAGTCCCATCCACCTACTATTTCGCCTGTATCAGGATTTATAGCTTTAGCGTTTTTATCTTTATCTAATCTATCATAGCCTAATTCGATAGCCTTAGCCGACCAGCTTTCAAAGCTAGTAAAATACAGCAAAGCTATGCCGTCTAGTTTTAATAGCTTAGACATCAAAGAGATTCCCACTTATCAGTATACAGCCATATATTATCTAAAATAGCATCAAATCCCTCAGGCCAAGTACCACTCGCTTCCATATTATCTATAATACTAGCAGCTTCTTCTTTAGATGATACAATAGCAATAAATCTGCTATTGTTGTCACGATTTGCTGTTAATTTCATCCCCTTAACTGAAATAAGCTTAGGCATATCTAATACGCATTATCTAGTATACTAATAGCAGATGCAGGAATAATTTTTCCTTGACTACTATTATCTCCGGTATCAGCATCCATACCAGCAATCTTAATATTACTTATAGTACCGAATATAGTAACAAGAGACTTATCTGCAAGATCGTAAAGATTTTTAATATTAGAATTAATCTTTAGTTCATTATTTAGGAAATCTATAGCTTTAGATTTAGGAGCACCGCTATTAGCTTGAAATGCTCCATGTACAAATGCTACTAAATTCGGCCATTGAGATTCTATACTATCTTTAATCGATATTAATTTAGGCATGTTTGATTATTACCCTATTGAACCAGCCATGATACTTTTCTTGAGTAGGAGACTGACGATACCTATTAATATAGTAACATCCTTGAAGGATGTTCATTATATTGATAAGAAACTGAATATCTCTAGGAGACTTAGTTTGATATAATTTTAATGTATTCATAGTAGTAGGTCCTAATTTACTATCTACTAGAATATCTGGGTAATCTTTTTGATTACGATTACTGAGATTTAATCCTTCTTGAAGAAATTCTATAGCTCTAGATGGACTCATGTTTACAGCAGTATCGAACATCTCCATAGATAGTTCAAGAGGTAATTCATCACCTCTTATCTTATCCCAAAACTCATCTCTATAAAATTCTAGTATTAAATGAATTAGTGTAGGATCTGATTTTACAATAGCATTAATTTGCTCAGCAGTAGTATTTCCATGAGCCTTAATAAGATCAATCTTAGCCCATCCTAGCCACTTAGGATGATAGGCTCTAGCTATACCACGGATAGTCTCCCCTCCTAAATCATCAGGATCGTTTGCATATCCTTCTTCATGAGCCATAGTCTTATCGAAAGCTGTTTTAAAATTTTCCATAGCAGCTATTTCTTTTTGCAATTACTCATATGCCATCTAAGCATAGACGGCCCACGGCCTTCTGCTCCACACTGAGGACACTTGTGATAAGTCTTTCCTGCTACTGCTCCTCCAATCTTACCTCCTATTCTCCCTCCTAAGCTTTGAACTTCAAAACTAAATACTCCAGTTTTATTAATTTAGGCATAGATATAATTCCTAATTGATCTCTATAGTAATAGATCTTATTAATTTTATACTATTTACACACAGTAGATAATGTAGTCACTATTTAGTATCTTATTATCGTGACTATAAGATCGAGAGTGCGAATGCACCTCGGCCCTATAGAACGTTTCAGAATACTTTATCACTTTCATTTAGCAACTCTATACTTATACTGAGCCCTGTTAACATTATTAGTGAACCCACTACGAACTGATGTTCCAACGGGCACACTAGTTTCTGGGGTCTCTTGATCGAATCGAATATTATTCGCAGATAATAGTTGTATAGCTTTCAAATACATATCTCTAGATATATCATTAAATATTATTCTGTCCGTGGATTTATTTAACTTTACTAAAGATCCTTTAAGTAATTTTGAACCGTGTAATATAGACGCAGCACTATCAGCATCGTAAGGATTACGAAAATATAATATAGCTACATCATAATATAAAGATTCACAAATATCTATAAGCTTAGGCATATCAATTAATCTCTATAGTAACAAATCCACTCGGTTCTTTGTATGAGTCGAATCCAAATTTACCATAATCTCTAACCAGTTTCTTTGCATCAATAGATATCTTTATACTGTTTCCGTCGGTAGATATAAAAGTATATCTATCCCAATCAATACCTAGCGTATTCATTTCAGATACAGATGATTTAATATTTGGCAGTAGAGATTCAGATATACATTCTGATACTAATTTAGTTAGCTTAGGCATCAGTATTTCTCTCCAGTTTGATACTCATACTCTTCCTTACCAGGGTCATAAAGACCGAATTCTATTCTTTCTATAGCATCTTGTATAGTACTGCTAACTTGATTTAAATCATTTTTATAAGTATACACAGCCAGGTGAACACTATTCGAATCTTTCCAAAATTTACCATGAGGCGACATAACTTGATAATCTAATTCATACTTAGTGCTATTATCTTCAACTGTAGCGCCTACTCTTGATGCAGCACGTCGAAGATCTTTTATAGTATATAACTTAGATTCAATTACTGATAATAATTTCGGCATATTACTTGGCAGAATCTTCTGAAGTAGAATCTGATACTACTTTAGTTTCTCTAGATCTAGAAAACCAAAATGCTACTATAGTAACCACACTACCAGTAACTACTCCTAGTAATGCAGAGACTACTTCAGTATATCCTTCTATGACTTTAATATCGCCACTCAATACCTTATTCAACACCCAAAAGTATCCTATTATAAATACTAATGAGAGTATTACCTGAGCTGCAGCAGTTAAAGAAGATGGATGAAGAAATTTAAACATATATCCTACGCCATTAAAATATAAGGGGACACTATCTTTTCTAAGTTTTCTCTATTCTGGACTTTAATATCGTCATATCTCTCCTTCATTATGTCAATGTTTATTGTAAAATCTGAGCTAGCTAGGCTAACTGTTCCTCTAGACATAATGAGATCTTTCAAGTATTCTTCAGTAACTAAATTAGCAACAATATCTAAGTAATTATAAGCTACTCCTAACAATGGTACATCACTTATATCATCACTAATACCATTATAGCCATATGCAAGACTCATAGTTACAGATCCAGCAGCTGGAGCTGTTATTCTAACTTTATGAGCTATAGGATCCCATTCATAGGACTCATCTCCCATAATAGTATCCTTCTTAGTAGCATATAGTAGAGGAGCCAGAGCATCTTGGGTCATAGCATTGAAAGAACTAATTCTAGATCCTCCAGTACATGATCCTAAAGATGATGGCCCTCCATATCCCATAAGATTCTGGAATAGAAATACGTTAAATGGATTAACATTAGATCCTCCACTTAATATTTCTTCTCCTTGCAACATATAATTAGAATATACCAATCCTAGAAAATAGAATTTATCAGCATCTACTCCGAATATTGTAGTAGTCAGAGATTCAATATCTACTGAAGTTGTACCAAGACTTACTTCTTGCCTGTGTAGCTTCTCTATGGGCTTAGCAGTATAGAATCTAAAGCAAGCTAGTCTAATGTAATTCATCAAATCCTTGCTCTCAACATCCCATACTACATCTCCAAGATCTGTTTTAAGTCTATCTCGTATGAGAGTAACTTTATTCAGATTAGAAGCCACTAGTGTTACACTCCATTCATGGTATGATTAGTAAATACTTTCAGAGAGTCACTTGCAGACTTATCAAAAGGAGAATTAGGCAGAGTAAAGCCAGTAAGAATCGGCTCACTCGCACCAGGCGAAGTATTCGTAATCCATCCTCTAGCAATACCAGTAGCATTGAAATCAGCAGCCGTATAAGAAGTACGGAAAGTAACAATGCGAGTACCGGCGCCAGTATTATCCGCATCATTATCATTGCGACGCGGGTAAGTGGCATCATGAGCTTTCTGAGTGCTTGAAATAGGAGTAAATGAAGATCTATTAGCACTCTTACCCGGAGTACCAGCTGATCCCAACTCGAGTATACCGAATGCATTAGTAAGAGTTTCTGCTACTGCTCTCTGAGCATAGTGGATATCTCCAGCATCAGTAATAATATTATGAGCAGGAACTAGCATTTTGCCGTATGTTGGGCCTTCAAATATAAATAGAATATTATTGTGACGAGGAACAAACATATCAAATAAAGGAGTACGTATTCCTCCCTTAGTGCGAAATACTAAATTAGAAAATCCACGGATTCTCTCTTTCACTAAAATATTGAACATCTGATTCTCCGATTAATTAAATAGAAATGAATACCAATGCTTTTTAGACGAATCTACTCTCCGTTTACCAGTATTCTCATCTGTTTTACAAACGACTATCGTCTCTTCAGAATCTAATACTGAACTGGGAGAGAATTTACTTAATAAATTTAACACTAAAATAGTGACAATAATACCAAATACTAATAATCCAAATATAACAAGAATATTCATGAAGTATGCCTCTTAGCTATTGCTCTCTTAAATAATACCCCCAAACCTCCATTATAATTTACTGATATTTTTACATCATAAGTTTGATACTCGTCTAGAGTAGACTGTCTCGGAATAAATCCATAATAATCTCCTGGGCTAGAGGATACTTCGGCTAAATTTAGAGGCCAAGTGACTCCTGGAGCTAAGGCTCCTGTTGATAGTCTTAGTTCAATACTAACCGAGGCTCCAGTAATTTTCTCTTCAGTTGATTCGTCTATTAAATCATATATTCTTATAATATTATCAGCATCAATTTCTAATACTTCTAAATTATCGGCCATATATCACCATCTCTTCTTTGTCAGCATGTTTACTATAAATATCTTAGCAGTAATACATAATCTCTTAATAGCACCGAATACTGAGAATATCTCTACTAAATTCACAGACTCTGGAATTACTCTGATCTTATTACCGAACTTTAGTACATTTTCGAAGATATTAATAATATCAGTTGTAATCTTTATCAGTATTCGTCTAGTAAAGGATCCTTCGCTAAGTAGTAATTGATCAGAGATGATGCTAAACAGTATTCTAAGTCTAATAGCAGATTCAGTAATATTGAATATCTCACTAATTCTTTTGACTAGTAATCTTAATCTTACTAAAGTATCAGTTATAGATAAACTCTCGTTAATTATACGAGATCTTACAAATCCTCTGAGCAGAGATTCAGCAATCGAAGAAAATTCAGTATAAACTCTTACTAATACTCTCCAAAGTACAGAAGACTCTGCTAGATTCAGGATTTCACTAAATACTACTCTGACTATTAATAATCTTCTCTGCGATTCAGTTAAGTTTGAAATTTCTGCTAATAGTTTGATGAGAACTCTAGATCTGAATGGAACATCTACTATACTTATTGATTCATTACCTAGTCGTACATAAGATAATCTTTTCAGTAGTTGCTCAGATAGATTTGTAGATTCATTTACTATCTTAACAAATGCTGATACTCTAGAATACCAAGATGTCTCTGATAAATTTAGTGATTCGCCAAATATTCTAGTAAGTACTCTTACAGATAATGTACCCTCACTAATACTAAGAGACTCATCAACAACTCTAAATATTGGGTTAACTGATGGCGGATTAAGTAATCCAGAATTAGCAAATATTAACATAAAGCACTTCTCCTATTAAGCATAGAAGAAATTGCCTATTACATCATTAGCAGTCGGAGCACCAGTATCAGTATCTGCAATACCAGTAGATGCTACTACTGCAATACCTGTTGAGAATGCGATACCAGTACTCCACTCTACATTAGCTCCAGCTCCAGCAGGCAACGGTATAGTAATCACCGGATTACCGGTACCAGCAACCGCTGATGTAGCATTATATATCTTAACATATCTTACAGAAGCCGCAGCATTGAATAGATAATACCCATATAGTTGGCCAGCACTTGCTTTTACGTTTAATGAAGATGCTGATTGTATATTAATACTTCTAGATATAGATAGCCCGCCTGAAGTTCTAGGAGCAATTCCAACATTACCTATAGTATTAGTACCAGCAGGAATAGCTGGGAGGGTGAGTACATCTACGTCACCTATATTATTAGTACCCGCCGGTAATGCAGGTAGTGTAAGGACATCTACATCACCAATATTATTAGTGCCCGCAGGTAAAGCAGGAAGAGTAACAATATCTACATTACCAATATTGTTATCACCGGCAGGTAAGACAGGCAATGTTAATACATCCACATCTCCGATATTATTAGTACCAGCTGGTAGTGCGGTATCGAGAACTGCAGTAGTGTATAGTCTGCCTACAGATGACACTTTAAGTGCAGCATAATCGCCATCAGCAGAAGTACTAGATGCTAGAGTATCTTGCCTGACTACTAGAGCTAATGTTCCTAGATCTCCTGAAGTATGGGCAGCATCTTCAGCAAATTGAGTACCTCCACCCCCACCAGCAACACGTAATGCTCCATTAGCATCTACTGATAAATACGCATAGTCACCGTCAGCACTTACCCCAGATGTAGCCGAATCTCTACGGACAGCTAACATGGCTACGCCATCTCCACCATCTACTTGGGCAGAGTCCTCTGCTCTAGCCGGGACTCCATTCGACACAGCAACCCATAGAGCTCCAGTAGAATTAACTCTTAAATTCGTATAGTCATTATCAGCAGGAGTAAGAGCAGATAGAGCATCATCCCTCACAGCTAGAGCAGCTACACCAGTATCAGTAGCTCCTAGAGCAGAATCCACAGCCTTACCTAAGTTAGCTGCAGCAGTACCTGGAGTAACTGAGGTAGCTATACTAGAAATTGAACCGATGGTATTACCACCTGTTGGCAAAGCAGCATCTATAGTTGAAGAAGTATACAGTCTACCATTAGCAGCAACTTTTAAATTAGCATAATCACCATCAGCACTAGTACTAGTAGCTAAAGTATCCTGACGAACTGCTCCTACTAATGTTAATGATTCAGCCCCAGTCGACGGAGTATCTTCTACATACTGAGCTCCAGATCCGCCACCAGTTACTCTTAATGCTCCTGATGCATCTACTGATAGATAAGCATAATCACCATCAGCAGTTACTCCTGATGCAGCTACGTCTCTTCTGACAGCTAAGACTGGCAAAGCCTCACCGCCATCTACCTGAGGAGTATCTTCATTAACTCCATTAATGCCATTAGTAACTTCTACCCATAGAGCTCCAGTAGAGGTTACTCTAAGATGAGTATAGTCGCCATCAGCAACAGCCAAAGCAGCTAAAGCATCATCTCTCACAGCTAGAGCAGCTACACCAGTATCAGTAGCTCCAGCAACAGCATCTACAGCCTTACCTAGATTAGTCGGGCCAGTGCCTGTTACTACTGTCAAGACATCCACGTCGCCTATATTGTTAGTGCCTGCAGGAATAGCTGAAGATATTCCAACATTACCTATAGTATTTGATCCTGCCGGCAAGGCAGTATCGATAGTAGCAGTAGTATAGAGTCTGCCAGACGAATTAACATTTAAAGTAGCGTAGTCACCATCAGCACTAGTTCCTGATGCAACTGAATCTCTACGCACAGCTAGAGATAGTACTCCTGTATCTCCAGAAGTATGAACAGCATCTTCAGCCTTACCTAAGTTAGCTGCAGCAGTACCTGGAGTTATGGAAGTAGTGACACTGGCTATGGATCCTACAGTATTAGTGCCGGTAGGTAAAGCCGCATTAATACTCACGCTACCTATAGCATTACTTCCAGCAGGTAGTGCTGAGTCTATAGTAGCACTAGTATATAATCTGCCTACACTATTTACTGATAGTACTGAGTAGTCTCCATCTAGATTAGATGAAGATATAGGGGTATCTCTTCTTACTACTAAAGCAACAGTGCCAGTATCACCAGAAGCATGAGGATTATCTTCTTGGTATTGGGTGCCTCCTCCAGATCCTCCAAAATTAACTATCTGATTACCTGCAGCATCTACTATAGCAACGTTAAGTGAATCGCTAGCCCCAGTATCTCTAACACTAGCTGTTCTAATTCCATCGCCTATTTGTACGTTAACTGGAGTACCTACAGGGGCATCTACAGTGAGAGATCCGCCAGCATCAGTAATTGGAATGTTTGATCCAGATGCGTCTACTCTTAATGATCCAGTAGAAGTTATAGATAGTGCAGCATAATCACCATCTGCATTTACACCAGCTGTTGCTACATCTCGTCTAACAGCCAGTAACATAACACCAGTATCGCCAGAAGAATGAGCAGCATCTTCAGCCTTACCTAGATTAGTCGACCCTACTCCTGGAACTACTCCTACAGTAATAGATCCTACATCATGAGGATTTACGGTAACAGTGCCAGATACTGGCTGAGGAGTAGTGCCTACTGGATCGACACGTATAGGATTAGCAGAAGAGCCGCCTACTACTGCTCCACCTGAAGCAGGTAGAGCTAGGCCAACTAACATAACATTATCGGTGCCTACTCCAGTATCTAAATCAGCAGTCTTCGATGTAGTTCCAGCTACTGTAGCTGACGGTAGAGTTAATACGTCTATGTCACCTATATTGTTAGTGCCAGCTGGAATAGATTGAATATCTACAGGTAGTCTATTGGTAGTAGCATCTACGTCTACATAATTATTATCAGTACCAAACCCTACTTTAATTCTCTGCACTTTCTGATTATTAGCTACTCCACCTCCAGTGATATCATCAGTAGCTATTAGATCGCCACCAGTACCATCATTTAATCGTGTTCCATCAGCCATTGTATATTACTCCAACAGAATTCGTATTTATAAGATACTATTATAATAATTAATATTCAGGAGTATAGATAAGTCACAATTGAGATATGGGCAGAATAGGAATCTGCCCATTCTCATATTATATTATGCTGCTACAGACTTATTAGTTATTGCAGCTCCGCCTTCAAGTAAATCATATGCTCTTCCCACTACCAAAGTTATAAAATTCTGACCGATTAGCTCTTTTAGCATAACAATTTCGTCAGATGATAGATTTATTTCTCTTTCTGAGCTTTGTATTTTAGTAGCTAGTTGATACCTTTTGAATTTAATTTCACCTGCTACAGGATTCTTAGTCTCAGCTAATAGAGCTCCGATACAAATATTACGAAGAGTCACAGCTTCACGAATATCGTTACCATCTTTATCTCTTCTAGCCTCAAACATCTTCTGGCCATCAAGAGTAGTGAGAGCTGTATTAATATCAATTAACATAATTTACTCCAAATTTACTAGTTAACATATTTAAGGACCAACTAACTTCTTCTCTTTCAATTTCTCAATAATCGAATCAGCAGATCTGCCAGATACAGCGTGTAAATTAGCTATCTCTCTAAGTTCAGACATTCCTAATTTACGTAATTCAATTTCTGAATAATCATAAACTACTGGCTCTTCTGGTAATACAGAAGAATCTTTAGGCACCAGTATATTCTGACCATCAGAAGTCTTAGCCGAAGTTACTGGAGGACTATTATCGGCTGATATTGGCAGAGATTCTTCCTCAGTACATACTAAACTGAAGCCCACTAATGAGTCGAGTTGAGGTAATCTTGTCTCAGTATAAAGACCAATAGCAGGAATATCTATCCCATTAGCTTGGCATACAGATCCACTAGCATGCCTATATCTAAAATATTTTTTATCTGACATCGAAATCTCCTATAAATAAGAGAATCGAGAGACTCTTCCTTGAATCTCTCGATCTCTATTACTTTACTATATTAAGCAGTATAACCAGACAGAGTGCCCTTAGCATAGTAGTCAGGATTATTCAGTAAGTAATCATACATACTGAGTAAGCCCTGCTGACCCTGCAGATTTGGCGACTGCCAAGTTGGAGTTACGAAGATAGGAATCCACTCAGCAATGATCATAGCAGCATCACCCAGCTGCATACCACGGAATCCGAACACATAGGTATTCGCATCCATAGAAGCATCAAGAATGACATCCACTACACCATCAAGGGTACCGATCTTGTAAGCACCGATTGGAACAACAGTTGGCTCAGGAATAAAGTTAGCCTGAGCACTAATCACGTCAGCAGCATTGATGCCTGCTAACACGAAACTAACATTACCTCTCTGATTCTTATTATAAATAAAGCTCGATGCACGACGTAACTTCAGACCCCAATCCTGATAGTGCTGCTTCTTAGTAAGAGCATTACCACTATTAGGGACAGTGGCATCAAAATTAAGATCAGTCACAGCAGTCGCAGCATTAGAGATCCTGCTAACAAGAGCCCAGTCTCTCTCCTTACGAATAAACTGAGCTGCTAGATCAGCAAGAGTAGATTCAACATCCAGTGAATACTGAGCCTGAGCAGCTAGTTGTGACGCTACTGACCAAGTCAGTTTCAAAGGATGAGGCTTGGCATTAACAGGCACAAGATTGAGACCAATATCCAATCCTCTCAGATTGTCAACATTGATTTCATAATCGTACCTATACTCTAAGGTAATAGCAGCAGCAGCAGCTGGAGCAGTGCCGAAAGTTACACTAATAGCGCCAGAAGTATAGTTCAATGTACCGGTACTAAGAGCAGCTCCATGGAACCCTCCATCACCGTTATCAGCAGCAATACTTGCTCCATTCACATACACTCTCACAGTGCCTGGACGGATAGGAGCTGGAGTGAGGGTGGCAGTGAAGTTGGTCGCAACAGCATTACCAGTACCTAGAGCCCAAGTAACAGTATCCGACGCATAATTGCCATCAGTACCTTTCTTAAACACTTCATCTCCAGCATTAACTCCACCACCGCTGTTAGTATAGCGAGGCTTTACAGTTAACACTGAGCTATTAGGCTGAGCGATAGGCTGAATCTCAGCAATGAGATTTGCTATCATATTCGGGAAGAATATGCGAACAATATCCATCACACTAGGAGCTAGAGGCCCCAGAGAATTCATAATAGTAGCTTCATTAAGAGTATTCAGGTAATTTTCCTGATTTCTCATAACGACGAAAGTAGAAGCAGCAACTCGTCTTTCACGTAGATTGCCTTTATCCACCTTCTCTACTAAACTACGGTAACGATCTCTCCACTTAGGATGAGTTTCGATAACATCATATCCTTCTTTAAGAAGGGCTCTTTCGGCATCAGCATCTCTATTACTCTCAGTAACAAGACGATTGCCACCAGCGATTTCAGTAATAATCGAGTCCATTTATATAATCTCCAAATAAAACACAGGTATTAAATCATGCCAGGAACTATGCTTCTCTCACCTGTTCCTGATTTACGAGTATCCTTAGCTTCAGTATAGCTAATACTAGTCTCGCGAATTCCAAGATACTTCTTAGCAAGACCATGAACATCGTCTGACTTCTTAGCTATCTTAATCAACTCTTCTCGGAATATGCGAAGAGCAGGATATTTAGCAATAACTGCGTCAGCAGCTTCAGCAATATCCTTAGGAGCATCGTACTTAGAAGATTCCTTAGTATCTACCATGAGTCTTATTCGGGATCGTAGTGCTTCGACTAGCTTGGTGCTAGCTTCATTACGCTTCTTGAGTGTATTAAATTCTTTACGGTAAAATACTCTTATATTATCGATAAGAGTCATTATAGTAGTAGTCCTATTACTAGCATCATTCAACTGGGATTTTAATCCACCGATCATCTTTCCACTCTGTTGAATAATATCTAGAGCTTCACTTAGATTCTTTACTGGAGTATCGGTGACAAACACACTGTGAAGACCTTCTATTAACTTGGAGACTTCTTTATCTTTAGTATCTAGTAAAGACGCCCCTCTAGCCACTAAATCCTCACAATTTTGAACATACTCTACTAGTGACTTAACTGAAGCCATTACTTCAGGAGATACACTAGATTTCTCTAGTGAAGATACTATCTTAGATGCCTCGACAATAATTTTTGCTAGATTATTTACATCATCGGATATCTTTTCCGTCTTCATCATTTTACTATCTCTATCAGGCGCAAGTGAAGATCCAAATAATTCATTCTTAATATTATCTAAATTCTTTACTCCTTCAGACAATTTCTTGACATCCTTCAGCTGACTAAGCTCAGATTCTATAGAAATCAGCTTACGCATACCTGCAGCTTTACCATTCTTGGATATAACTGCTGATACAATGTTTCTTACTGAGTCCATAGCAGCAGGACTTACTGGTAGCGGATTAGCTGAGACATCATTGATGTGATAATGACTCATAGGATCAAGCACTCCTGCTGGTACTACTACTCTAACTTCACCAGGCACATCAGGAGCCAGGGTAGCTCCATTAGCTTTGAGAATATCTCTTACTAACTGCCAGTGATCAGGATTATTAGGAACTACTCTCATAACCCTATCATGTTGATTAGTAGAAATAATACTAGCAGCAACTGGATGGCCGCCTAATGCTCCTTCTGATATAGGCGGCACAGGTAGCTCGTCCTTATCATCATCGGCTAATTTGTTTGAATCAGCTGCATCTTGACCACCAGCATCAGCATCTAATATGTCTTCTTTCAATTTCTTTTTTGACTCTGATGTACTATTATTATCAGATTCATCTTGACTAGTAGACGAATCGCCTCCTAATAATGGAGCATCATCTTCGTCAGCAGTAGCATTTAGTGGTCCTTGATCCTGATTCTCATCAGAAGAATCTCCACCTAGCGTATCTGCACTATCCTTATCTGCAGTAGCATTATTAGGATTTGGCGACTGAATAGATACTTCATCACCTCCTAATATTTCCTCTTTTATCTTCTTCATCTTACTTGCCTCTGTATTGGAAATAGAACTATGAGTAATATAAGAAAATTTAGAATTGCATAATACATTTTGCATAGACTCAAGAGTCTTCCAATGAGCCTTATTCAAAACACTCTCTATACTAATACTATCCTTAGCTAAATACCCTAAATAATTTTTAGCTACTGTTAATATAGCATTAAAATCAGATGGGTGAACATGGCTAACTAAAGAATTAATATTCTCTATTAAACTATGTTTATCTTTATTAGAAGATTTAATTAAAGATTCAACAGGTACTATAGCAAAATCCATTAAATGAGTATGACCATCAGTACCTCCTGGAGCAGTCTCACCTAGTGAGATACTAAATACATGAGTATGGCTATCGGGTCCACCTGGGCCTGTGATACCGTGCTTAATTAATGGGTCATAATTATGAGTGTGACCATCATCTCCACCTGGAGCGGTAGTAGCGGTCTTCTTTACTAGGTAATAATTATCTATCCACTCTTTAAATACACTCTTAGACTCTAGTCTACTAATCATAGCTTCCACTCCACTACCTGTTAATCCTTTCTTCATCTTACTAGACCATATACCAACTATCTTCTTATTAGGATCTTGAGCATACTCATCATCGTCTTTAGTGGTAAATGTCACTGCTCCAAACGAAGAAGCTCCAATCTTCCATGCATTAAAATCAGAATAAACAGCCTCATTAACCCAGGAAAACTGAATCAATTCTTCAGTATCATCATCATCTCGCCTTACTATATATCCATTTCTCTGTACATCAGTCACCATTCCTGACATAGTTGTGAATCTTCCTAATATTTCTCCTGGGTCTTCTTCATCCCAATAAATAGTATCTCCTACTTTATAAGACTTTTTATCTCTAGCTTCATTAATCGAAGATACATCAATTATTTCAGTAGAATTATCGTCATCTCTCACTACTGTAATATTTGAGCCTTGAATATCGACTATCTTTCCTGATGCTTGTTGAGTATCGCTTACTGATCCATATGCTATATCTTTCCATGAGATTCTGTCGCCTACAGCATAGGATTTGGATTCTCCTATAGTTATTCCTTGATTTTCAGTATTACTCCAAACACCTAGTATTTTCTTTTCAGAAGAATAGGCATATACAGCACTACCATCTTCTTCAAAGCTAGCAGCCCCATGTTCTTTCATATCATTAATCCAAGCATCTTTATTTGAATAAAATGCTTCTTTTACTGATTCATGAGTATCTTCTTCATCATCTTTCTTGATGATTGGAGCAGGTGGAAGATCTCCTCCACACTCAGTGGCTTCAGAATTTCTAGTATCACTAGCTGAAGTTTTAACGTAAGAATTATTAGAGTCTTTTGTGCCCCAAAGTATAGATAACCCTTCCCAGTTAGGGTTTCTATCTATAACAGTTCTAGCATCATTCTTATAAGTATACGGGCCAGCTTTCACTTTGTTACCAGCAGTAACAACACACCATCCTTCATTATCTTTAGTAAAAGACTCTTCTACTAAATCTCTATACCAGAAATCGCTAGCTGATCCGTCATCGAACACTACACCATATCTCATTGATCCGCGATCATTACTTACAATGTAAGACTTAACAATCTTACCCGACTTATTGTAATATGGAGAATCCTGAGTAATTACTTTTACTCTTTTTCCTACTTCCATAGATTCAACAATTCTAGATTCTAAATATCCAGAGTTGCTATTCTTGTCAAAAGCTCCTCTTACATCGCCATTACGTGATGCGTAGAACACTCCATTATCATTACTAACATCATATCCCTTATCTAAAGCATCACCTTTCCAATCATCGAAATTATCATAATCACTTGATCCTAAGGTACTAATGGATGCTTCGATAATCCATCCTCGATTATGATTGGCCATCCAAGATGCTCGTGTTACTTCAGGAATATCTGGATTCCATGCTGTGTCTTTATCAGCATTTAATTTAAGACCTAATCTGACAACATCTTTTACCCACTCATCTTTATCATTATAGTGCTTACGGTCTTCTACTATAGCTCTAGACTCGCTTAGAGTAATCTTAGGAGTAACACATTCTAAGACCTCTACATGAGGGACTTTAATACCAGCGTATAATTTAGCTGATGGCTCTCCGACAGCATCAGTACCTAAGTATTCATACTCCTCAATAACCCCAGATGCTGAAGACTCATTATCTGCAGATCTACCGAATCCTCTTATTGATACTCCAATAGCGGCTCCACCTTCGAATACTCCACGAAGATTACGACCATTGTCAGTAGGTAAAGTCAACCACTCATTCATTAAGTAGCTAACACCCTCAATCTTCTTTATAAAAGCATTTGTAACTAAGTGACTAGCTAGAATAGGCTTTACATATGGAGTATCTGGGTGATCGTCTCCTGAGCACAGAAGGTACCCTCCTTCCATCTTAGCTCTAAATTCTTTACTTTCTATAGCTTTCTTCATTACCTTAGTAGGATACGTTCTATGATTCAGATTTTCAGTATCCAATACAGTAGCAGGTAGCACAATACGTAATTGCCCATTAGACTTAGCCTCAGTTAGGGTAAGTCTCTCAGCGATACGTCTAGACACAGGAGTACCAGGCACTGCTAGTCCTGATTCTCTTAGAAAATGAAATCCTTTAGGTATCTTGTACATTAATCTTATCTCTCAATAAAACTATTGATGAACATGATTATCTTAATGGAATAGAGAACATTAAGTTAGCCTGATCTACAGTAGATTTGTCAAAGAAATTAGGAACTGAAGAGATATGCAAGTATTCACCATATATGTATGAGTAATTTACACATCTTTCACTAGTCCATATAGGCATCTTCAAACTAACTACTCCTGCAGGATTATCTCCTACAGTCTGTTTGTCTATTTGATATCCTACTCCAAAACTAATAGATGGAGTATGAGTAGCACACCCCATTAGGGATATACCCATAAATACTGCCACAGCTAGAGCAGCTACAAACTTCCAAGAACTATCCGATCTGTCTACTACTAAATAACATACTATAATTGCTGAAACAATAATTGATATAGATGCCAATTTAGTAACTGGCTTATCAAAGAATAATATACTTATTACCCATGCCAATAAAATAATACATGGTATAGCTACAGCAACTCCTATAGTATCTTTATTCCACCAGTATTTCCATGTCCAGTGAGACATAATTATCTCCAAGTATTAAGTTATTGTTCGATATTTAATAAATGACCCAGTTACCATTCTTACCACAGTACCAGCAGGTGCACTTATCACAGATAAATTAAATGCAAGCAGTATACTAGAATCTGATCTTGATCTCTTTATACTAGCACTAAAACTTAGTCCAGTTAAATTTACTGTAGTTGTATCTGGATTAGTTAGAGTTAATGTAACTGGGCCGAATGTTGATCCTCGTCTTAGGATAAGATCTAATTCACTACCTAGATTGCTAATTGACGGCATTATCTATCTACTTTAGCAAATATTAAATCATTAGATGCTGCAGGTATTAATACGAATTTAAAATTATAACATTCATTAGAGACACTAATATGTTTACTATGGATATTTATCCAATGGAATAATAATTCAGGCATTATACTCTCTTGCCCCATCCATGACGTAATTCTTGAATAGTTCTACCTTCTCTGCTACGAGTATGACTACAACACCAACAATTTAATCTCTTCGGAGTATCTATCAGACATCCTAATTTAGTA